TGCGGCCGAGCCATCCTGTACGGGTTTCCAAGTCGATCCGGGGACAGAGCCGGCACTCAGACCACTCGCACGACCTCTGTGCGCCTCCTGGGCGCGAGAATCGCGGGTCAGCGTGGGATTACATGGCCCTGCTCATCCCGCCTACAGCGGCCTCTCAGGCCGCGAGGCGAAGATCACATCAGGGTAGCGAATGGAATTGACGCCAGCGTGACGTTACTGGTTGCACGTCATCCCCTTGACCCCTGGACCCCGCCGTCGGTGACCTGCCGCTCATGGGCGGCGGGGCCAGGCCCGCCTTCAATGGTAGTGATTACCGCCACAATGGCGGTGTATGTCAAGTGCAGACGCGTACTTATCTATAGAGGGGCCTTAAGGGCCCCGATAAGAGCGCCCACCAGGGCGCTCGAAGAGATAACCGGCCTTGAGGGCCGGTAGATCTGACCCGGCAACCGCCGGGTCTCTTCGCCGCGCCCAGTGGCGCGGCTCTATAGAGGGGTGAGGCAACCGTGCATGGCACTCGCTCGAGTGCCTACTGGGCCTCGCAACCGGGCAAGTTCGACGTTCTGAACCTGCGGATGACCTTCGAGTCGTCGTCTGCGAGCCAGATTCCCGATCTCAAGCCCTCCGGGTTCGTCCCGGAGAACCTCGCGGCCTGGAACATGCCGCGTCACCGCGAATACGCCGCCGTTTCGGGCGGCGCTCTCCACTTCTTCCTCGATGACTACCGGTTCGAGACCGTCTGGTCGTCTCCCGAGCGCCTTCTCGACCGCGTGAAAGCGGTCGGCGCTGCACTCACGCCGGATTTCAGCCTCTGGACCAACATGCCGAGGCCGGCGCAGCTATGGAACGTCTACCGCTCCCGCTGGTGCGGCGCGTATTGGCAGTCAAACGGCATCGAGGTAATTCCGACAGCGTGTTGGGCGACCCCCGACACATTCGATTTCTGCTTCGACGGGATTCCCGAGGGCGCGACAGTCGCCATTTCCTCGATGGGCATTCGCTCATCGAAGGTCGATCAGGCGCTATTCCGCGCCGGCCTCCAAGAACTCCTCGATCGCAAGCATCCGCAGTTGCTTTTGGCGTACGGACGCCTCCGCTATTGCGACGACATCACCCTTCCCCAGGTCCGGGAGTACCCGACGTACTGGGACAGACGACGAAAGCAGGTTGAGAGCCGATGGGAGGACGGGGCTCCAAAGGCGGGCCCGGTCCCGGAACCGGTGCCGCCCGGAAGTCAGGATCGGGAGCCGGTGCTCCCGGTGGATCTGGACTGAGCGGAGGCGCTGGCGGCGGCGGGTCTGCCGGCGGCGGCGGCGGCGGCGGTGGCGGCAGCAAGGGAACCGCGAGCGCCGGCACGGGCGGCGTAGTGGGCGGTGGAGGTGGTGGAGCGGGCTCTGGTGGCTCATCTGCACCGACGCCCGACAAGTTCCCGCCCTCGGATCAGAGCCGCAAGCGGATCTTCCCCAGCGCCCAGCAGGCGCGGAAGTGGTTCGCGAGCATCTGGCCCTCGAAGGACAAGTACGACACCAAGGTGCGGCAGGAGTACTCGACGTACTCGACCAACACCGGCTACCAGACGATCAACACCGCGCTCCGCGATGTCGCGGGCGATGCGTCGAAGTTCGATGACAAGGACGTTCTCGACAACCTGAAGGACTTCAACGGCAACCCCTACTCCGACTGGGTCAAGAAGGACTACATCGACAACCTCGCCGCACGCATCAAGGCGATGGACGACGGGATGGAGTTCGCTCCCCGGACGCCCGAGTGGGTCGAGCTGGCTCGCGGCACCCGCTGGCATGAGTTCAAGTCGCTGGGCATCACAGGCCCGGACGACGACCTGACCAAGCTCCTCGGCAAGTCGTACGTCAACCACTCGTACACATCGACCTCAGTCGGCGGCAAGGCCGCGATGAACCACATGCCGGTCCAGATCACCCTCTCGGTGCCACCCGGCATGAAGGGCGTCCACATGGCCGGCAACGAGACGTACGCGGGCGCGCTGTCGCAGTTGGCATCCGAGAACGAGTTCCTGCTCCCACGCGGGACGAAGTTCAAGATCAAGAGCGTGAAGAAGAACGCCCAGGGACAGTGGATAATCGAGGTGGAGGTGATCAAGCCATGAGCGGATTCGATGACAAGATCGTGGACCAGGCGCAGGCGATCGTGCCCGCAGACGACTACGACGCCCTCCCCCTCGCCGGCCCCGGCCGCTGGGCTCACGTCCCCGGCGGGCTGACGCTCTACACCAACGACGACACCGTGCTGTTCGCCCAGGGCGACATGAGCACGATCGAATCCAGCTACCTGTTCCAGGCGATGGAGAAGCTGCGCCTGGCCGGGAAGACGGCCAGCCAGGCATTCGACATCCTGCGGCTGGAAGCCGACGCCATTTCCGGCGACCTGTCGGAGCTGGCTGAGGAGTGAGCTGGGCGTCCTCGAGACGCCGGTATGACCTTCCCCCGGACTGGGAGCTGAACTACAGGCTCCCGGTCCTGCGGGATGCGAACTGGATCTGCGAGCTGCAGTCGAATGGCTGCGTAGGTGTCGCATCCGAGGTCGACCACATCAAGCGTGGCAACGACCACTCGCGATCCAACCTGCAGGCGGTCTGCCACAGGTGTCACGCGAAGAAATCATCCGCCGAGGGCAACGCCCGGAAGGCAGAACTCAGAGCCCGGAGGAAGCGCCCAGACGAACGCCATCCTGGGCGTCGATAAGTGGGCCAGGAGCCCACTCCAAGACCCAGGAGGTCGAAGTGGGCACCCGAGGCCCCATCGGAAAACGAGACGAAGAGCGGGTTCGCCGGAACAAGGACGAGAACCCCACCGACACGGTCCAGGTGATCGGCACGGTGAGCATCCCCGAGCTGGGCGACGTAAGCCACCTCGGTGAGACGCATCCGCTCATCACGGAGATGTACAACTCCATCAAGGCATCTGCAGCGGTCAAGTACTACGAACCGACCGACTGGCAGTTCGCCCGCATGACCCTCTACATGCTCAACCAAGAGCTGATCGCAGCCCAGCACAACGGAAAACCCGTGGGCGCAATGAAACTCACAGCAATCAACCAAATGCTCTCCTCGCTGCTGCTGACTGAAGGTGATCGACGCCGCGTCCGACTCGAAGTCGAGCGAAACGCTGGTGCCCCGACCGCCGGCCAGGTTGTCGACATGACCGACATGCTCAAGCAGCGCCTCGCCCAAGCTCAGGCGAGCGGAGGGTAGATGGTCCCCCGGAGGGGGTTCCGAGGCGCTGCCGCTACCGGCGACTCCTCCCTCCGGGGTTGACACTCCCCCCGAAAGGAAATCCTATGGCCGACATCGGCATTCGCGTTGACGCCGACAGCCTCGTCCTCTGGCGGGGGCGAGACTTCAAATGGCAGTTCGAGAACCTCGACACCAACGGCAACGCCACCGACTTCCCGCCCGGACGCCTGTTCTTCGAGCTGCAGACCGGCGGCGAGCACAACGCGCTGCACCAGATCTACGTGACCGGCGCGACGAGCGGCACGTACACCCTCAACCTCAACGGCGTGAACACGCCGGCCATCGACTACAACGACGTGTCCGAGAACCCGCAGGGTCTCTCTGGCGACATCCAAGACGCTGTCGACGCGGCCCTCGGTGCTGGCAACGGCATCGTCCACCCGGTGTCGCTGTACCCGTCGTGGACGCTGAACTTCAACCTGAACAGCGGCAAGCCCCTCAGCGAGCAGTTGGTCAACACGATCAACAAGGCGGCGAACGACTTCTTCGACACGTTCGACCAGCTCTTCGGAGTCGATGTCGAGATGACCGTGACGAACTCGCTCAACTTCAAGCTGCAGGTCACCTCGCGGCGCTCGTTCGATGAGGTCGGCGTCGTGACCTTCGCGGTCGACGTGACCGCCACCGCCGTCAAGAACTTCTTCAACGCCGTGTCCGGCCTGGTCGGCGCGATCAACACCGTCAGCGTCGACTTCTACTGGAACCGGACGTACTCGATCGAGTTCGCGGGAGCCCTTGCGCTGCAACCGATTCCGAAGACCACGGCGAACATCACCAACCTGGGCGGCACCAACAAGGCCATCAAGGTCACGGTGCAGGAGCCCGGACGGCGTCCCCTGACCACCTGGGACTTCGTGATCGAGGATCATCTCGCGTCCATCAAGATCGAGTCGGACAAGGCCGACGAGATCGCCGAGCGCGTGAAGTGGCAGCTCGTCTTCCTCCCCGAGGGGGAGCTGGCCGGCGGCGACCCGATCGCACGCGGGACGGTCTCGAGGTTGGGCTGATGCAGCTTCGAGGTTCCTCACCAGACGGTGAGCCCGCAGTCTGCTACGTCGGCTCCCCCACCGGATCGGTGGTCGGAGTCCCCCAGAACCAGATCGGCAGCGTCACCGTCCCACGCGGACGGCACGCAGAGCGGCTCCGCAGCGATCCCGGAGACACCCCCAAGGGCGTAGTAACGCCTCCACGGCCCCAAGGCCATCTCCTGGCCCTACCGGGCCAGGCAGGTCCGCGAGGACCGGAGGGACCGCCTGGGCCCCCAGGAGAGGGACTCCAGGTCGACGGCGTGACCGACACCGACCTCCCCGCTCCCGCAGAGCACCAGTTCGAGCTGTGGTTCGCCCAGAGCAGCGGGCTGTTCTGGCTCAGCGATGGCAGCGAATGGGTCGAGGTCGACATCACCGGGCCCGAAGGCCCGCAGGGTCCGAAGGGTGACCAGGGTGCTCGCGGCGAGACCGGCCTCCAAGGTCCGCAGGGTGTCCAAGGCCCGAAGGGCGATACCGGAGCCACGGGCGCGAAGGGCGACAAGGGTGACACCGGAGCCCAAGGCCCCAAGGGCGACACTGGCGCTACCGGCCCCGCCGGCCGCGACGGCGTAGACGGCGCTCAAGGCCCGAAGGGTGACACAGGCCCACAAGGCGACGAGGGTCCGCAAGGTCCGACCGGAGCTACCGGCTCACGCGGCCCGGAGGGTCCGCAGGGACCGACCGGAGAGCGCGGCCCAATGGGCTACTCGGCCTACGGCGTGGCCGTCGAGAACGGCTACCAAGGCACCGAGGCGCAGTGGCTTGCCTCGCTGAAGGGTGCCAAGGGTGACACCGGAGCTACCGGTGCTCAGGGACCGGCCGGCGTGCCGTCCTCCAACGGCACCGTCCTCGACTTCGTGAAAGTCACTCAGAGCCAATACAACTCGCTGACGAAGGTCGCAACGACGTTCTACGTGATCGTGGGGTGAGCGATGGCGATCTACCTCGGTAGCACCGCGCTGACCACATTCCGCGTAGGCACGGAGACCCCGGATCGGATCTTCCTCGGCAACGAGCTGGTGTGGCCACCGTTCACCGCGACCACCATGCAGTTCACCTCCGCTGGCACCTTCACCATTCCGGCCAACTGCCGCTTCATCGACGTGATCCTCCTCGGAGCCGGCGGCGGCGGTGCTGGCGGAAACGCAGTGAACGGCGACGGCCAAGGCGGCAAGGCCGGCACATGGCAGACCGCGACGATCAAACGAGGCGTCGACATCGGATGGTCGGTCACCCAGATCACCGTCGGTATCGGCGTGGGCGGCGCTGGCGGCAGCGGCGGCGCATCATCAGGATCTGGCAGCGGCGGGGGCCAGACATACGTCGTTGCAACAGGATTCAGCCTGCTCGCCAACGGTGGAGCTGGAGGAGTAGGAAGCAACCCAGCCGGCGGCAATACGACCTTCGGCCAGGGTGTCACTCCGATCGTGTTCAACGGCCTCCAGTACGTGGGCGGTGGACAGTCGGGAGCCGACAACAACCCAGACAACGCCACGAACGGCGCACCAGGAAACCCACCTGGCGGCGGCGGCGAAGGCGGCGGCGGTGTGCCTTTCATCGGCACTCCTGGCCGGGGAGGCGTTGGCGGCAACGGCTCGGCGTGGCTCCGCGCCTACTGAGCATCAGCACCTTCGGGTGTTCGGTCTGACCCACCGACTGAACGGGTCACAGACTTGGGCGGTCCCCCAGAGCGTGGGGGGCCCCCGCACGGGCATGTAGCTCAATCGGTAGAGCAGCGGTCTCCAAAGCCGCCGGTTCCAGGTTCGAGTCCTGGCAGGCCCGCACCCACCCAGTTCCCTTGTGGGGCTGGGTCTTTCGCTCCCTTGGAGTAGCGGTTAACTCATCTGACTCTCAATCAGAAGATCGCGGGTTCGAACCCCGCAGGGAGTACTTGACATCCACCAGAAAGGTAACACCAATGGCCAGCATTCAAGGCAAGCTGATCGCGCTCGTCCTCAAGTACGGCATCAGCTACCTCCGCAAGCACCCCGAGCTGCTGAAGGAGATCTCGAAGCACATCCCCGGCAAGGTCGATGACCTGGTCCTCGAGGTGCTCGCCAAGCTCCTGGGGGTCTGATGACTGCCGTCGTGACCCGCCAGCGGGCGCAGTGGGTCCACGACATGGCCCGTGCTCGCAACGGCCTCCCGTACGCCTACGGCGGCGCGTTCTCCGAAGACCCACACCGGTCCACCGACTGCTCTGGCCTGGTGCTGCAGACCGCAGCCTGGTACATGGGCCGCACCGACTGGTCCGGTAACCGCTACGGCTCCACCGAGAGCTTCCGGCTCGACCACAAGATCGTATACGACCTGGGGTTCAAGCGGATGCCGGCCGGCGGGCCAGCGGCCCTGCCGTTCAAGCCGGTCATGCTCGTCGGCCTGATGCACGGCGGCGGCGGGGAGAACTCGCACACCGCCTGCACGCTGATGACGATGGACATCCCCGGTGGTCCGGTGAAGATGTCCGACCGAGGCGTCGACTGGGAATCCCACGGTGGCGGCGGCGTCGACCTCTACGACGACGCACGGGCCTGGAACGACCCGCTGTTCCACGACTTCTGGTACCTGGACGCCAAGCTCGAGGACGCACCGACGAACGGTGCGCCGACAGAGCTGACGGTCCCGCTCACCGCGCTGCCCAACAACCGGTGGACCTCGCCGAGCCCTGCCTGGGCGCACCTGATCCAGCGTGAGTCGAGCGGCAACCCGACGATCATCCAGCAGATCATCGACGTGAACTCCGGCGGCAACGAGGCCGAGGGTCTGTTCCAGATCACGCCGCGAACGTGGAGGGCCCACAACGGGACTCAGTTCGCACCGAGCCCACGACTCGCTACCCCGCATCAGCAGGCGATCGTCGCTGCACGCATCTTCACCCGCAATCCGAGCGGATCGGACTGGGGCGCTGGGCTTCCCGGCCGCGAAGACCCGAAGCAGCTCGCTGCCGGCCTGGTGCCCATCCAAGGAGAGGAGGACTTCTTGTCCGCACTCACACCCGACGAGCAGCGCGAACTGCTCAACCTCATGCGCTGGGTTGCAGCTCCCGAGTACGGCGAGCTTCGCAAGCTGTTCCCGAACGAGGACATGTACCGCGAGAGCAACGAGCGTCGGCGCACCTTCGCTGGTGTCGCTCTGGACGCCCGGACCTTCGGCTGGGAGGACCGCGTCGAGAAGAGCGCGGAGCGCGGCGAGCTGTGGGCCATCGACCTGGTGGCTAGGGCCGCTCGCGGCACCCTCGCGGGCGTCACGCGCCCCGGTGCCAGCGCCCCGGACCCGTTCCTCGTCAACCACGCACGCCAGGTGCTGGCCGACGTGGAGCGCATCAACCCCGAAGCCCTCAAGGCGTACCTCGCCCAGAACGGATCCCGATGAAGTACACATTCCCCGTCATCGCCAAAGCGGTGATGGCAGCCGTGACAGCGGGTCTCGGTGCGGCGGCGGTAGCCGCCCACGGGCCCGACCTGTCGGTCCTGAGCCTCGGAGAGATCCTGGGCTGTCTCGGCGCGGCCCTGACGGCCGGCGGCGCGACGTTCGGCACTCCGAACCGCGACACCACCGCTCCTGCGGACAAGATCACCAAGGGCATCGAGGAAGTCCTGGCGGCGCGAGACGCGGCGCAGGCTGAGGTCGACAAGGTCACTGACGTGATCGGCTCTGTCGTGAGCGACGTGCAGCACGCCGCCGAGGCGGTCAACCTCGGCCCGCTGGCCAGCCAGATCATCAACGGTGCCGTCAACACCCAGGCGTGGAGCCGTGGTTTCGACGCGGCGCTGCAGCCCTACGACCGATGAGCCTCAAGGTCGGTTCCAGCGGCGAGATCGTCAACAGGTGGATCCGGGTTATGAAGGCCCGGTTCATCTCCTACGCGGGCAAGCTCCGCGAGGACGGCTACTTCGGCCTGGACGACGCTGAGGTCCAGCGCGAGTACGAGCGCCGCACCCACCAGACCCCGGACGGGATCGTCACCGACGGCGACCTCGACTACCTGCTCCCGGCGAAGCCGTGGCTGTTCACGGTCCACGGCACCGGCCAGGCTGACCCGCTGGGTCCGGGCCTGCCGGCCGACACCGCACGCGACGTGCTGGATGTCTACCGCTGGCAGCCCATCGGCAACTACCCCGCCGCCGCGTTCCCGATGAAGCCCTCCTACGACAAGGCGATCGAGGAGCTGGTCAAGCAGATCGACCTGAAGCTGGCAGGCAACGACGACGAGTTCTCGATGGCCGGGTACTCGCAGGGAGCCATCGCGGTCGCCTACGTGCTCAAGCACGAACTGCTGAACCCGAAGGGCCGTCTGCACAAGTACGTCAGCCGCCTCAAGAAGGTCGTGATGTGGGGCAACCCGATGCGGCAGAAGGGATTCGCTCACTTCGATGAGTGGGTCCACCCGATCGCCGGTCCCGACACGATGGGCATCCTCGAGGACCGCTTGGAGAACCTCGAGCAGGCGATGCAGCAGTACGGCTTCGAGGTCCGCGACTACGCCCACGACGCTGACATGTACGCCTCCATCAAGGAGGACGACATGCACGAATACGAGGTGGCCATCGGCCGAATCGTGATGACCGTCAGCGGATTCTACGGCGGCAAGGACTCCCTGGTCGCCCAGCTCGGCGAGCTGGCTGGACACCCTCTGACCGAGGGAATCGCAGTGGCCAAGGCGATCATCGACGCCCTCACGTTCTTCGCCCGCTCGACGCAGGGCGAGAAGTGGCCGCACCTCTACAACCGCTACCCGGCTGTCGCTTTCCTGCGTCAGCCTTGACATACACCAGGAAGGAGGCGGGGTGAGCCTCGGAAATCACCACCCGGAGCTTGCCCCGTCCCCTCCGCACATCATCGGCCCGTCCTGGCAGAGGACGGTCGACGGGGAATGGCATCTGCCCGATCCCAAGATGACCCTCGGCTGGGGCATCTTGAAGTGGCTGTCCGAGTACGTCAATACCCCTGGCGGGCATGACGATCCAGCCAGACTCAAGTTTCTGATCGAGCTGTCCGAAGCGGGCCTGCTCGACAACGAGAACATGTTCATCCCCACCGACGAGCAGGTACGCCTGGTCCTCTGGTGGTACGCCGTGGACGAGCGCGGCCAGTACGTCTACCGCGAGGGCGTGATCCGCCGGCTCAAGGGCTGGGGCAAGGATCCGTTCACCGCCGCGCTGTGCCTGGCGGAACTCTGTGGGCCCGTTGCCTTCTCGCACTTCGATGAGAACGGCCAGGCCATCGGCAAGCGCCGGCCGGCCCCGTGGGTCACCGTCGCGGCCGTCAGCCAGGACCAGACGAAGAACACCTTCTCGCTGTTCCCGGTGATGATCTCCAAGAAGCTCAAGGCCGAGTACAAGCTCGAGGTCAACCGCTTCATCATCTACGCCGAGGGCGGCGGTCGCATCGAGGCCGCTACATCGAGCCCCGCGTCGATGGAGGGTAACCGCCCGACCTTCGTCGTACAGAACGAGACGCAGTGGTGGGGCCAGGGACCGGACGGCAAGGTCAACGAGGGCCACTCGATGGCAGAGGTCATCGAGGGCAACATGACCAAGGTCGAGGGCGCTCGCACGCTGTCGATCTGCAACGCCCACATCCCCGGCACCGAGACCGTCGCCGAGAAGGCGTACGTCTCCTACCAGAAGATCCTCTCAGGCGAGGACGTTGACACCGGCCTGATGTACGACGCGCTGGAAGCGCCGGCCGACACCCCGATCTCCGAGATCCCCTCTCAGAAGGAGGATCCCGAGGGGTTCGAGAAGGGCATCGCCAAGCTCCGACAGGGGCTCCTGATCGCCCGAGGCGACAGCACCTGGCTGCCGATCGAAGACATCATCAAGTCGATCCTGTCGACCAAGAACTCGATCACCGAGAGCCGACGCAAGTTCCTCAACCAGGTCAACGCATCTGAGGACTCCTGGCTGTCCCCGCAGGAGTGGAACCGCTGCTTCGCCGATCCGAAGAAGTACCTCGAACGCACCGGCAACGAGTTCGTCCCGCTGGAGCGTGGCCAGAGGATCACCCTCGGATTCGACGGGTCGAAGTCCAATGACTGGACAGCCCTGGTGGGCTGCCGGGTCTCTGACGGGTTCCTCTTCGTCATCAAGATCTGGGATCCCCAGAAGCACGGCGGCGAGGTTCCTCGCGAAGACGTTGACGCCACAGTGCATTCCGCGTTCCAGCGGTACGACGTGGTGGCCTTCCGAGCTGACGTGAAGGAGTTCGAGGCGTACGTCGACCAGTGGGGTCGGACCTACAAGAAGAAGCTCAAGGTCAACGCCAGCCCGAACAACCCAGTCGCATTCGACATGCGCGGCCAGCAGAAGCGGTTCGCGTTCGACTGTGAGCGCCTGGAGGACGCGGTCCTCGAGCGCGAGGTCTGGCACGACGGCGATCCCGTTCTGACGCAACACGTTCTGAACGCCAAACGACACCCAACCACCTATGACGCCATCGCGATTCGCAAGGTCACCAAGGACTCCAGCAAGAAGATCGACGCTGCGGTCTGCGGCGTCCTCGCGTTCGGGGCGAGACAGGACTACCTCATGAGCAAGAAGGCCCGCAGTGGCCGGATGGTGATGGTGCGATGACCGCCCCGCTACCCGGACAGGAGGAGATCGCAGATCCCGCCGAGGCGCGGGAAGAGATGATCAGCGCCTTCGAGAACGCCACGAAGGATCTGAAGTCCAACACCAGCTACTACGAAGCGCAGCGCCGGCCAGAGGCCATCGGCGTCACGGTCCCGCAGCAGATGCAGTCGCTGCTGGCCCACGTCGGCTACCCCCGGCTCTACGTCGACTCGATCGCAGCGCGTCAGCAGACCGAGGGCTTCCGCCTCGGCGATGCCGACGAGGCTGACGAGGAGCTGTGGAACTGGTGGCAGGCCAACGATCTCGACATCGAAGCCCCGCTGGGCTACACCGACGCGTACGTCCACGGCAGGGCGTACATCACGATCAGCAAGCCTGACCCCCAGATCGACATCGGGTGGGATCCCAACACCCCGATCATCCGGGTCGAGCCGCCGACGCGCATGCACGCGGAGATCGATCCCCGCATCGGCCGGGTGTCGAAGGCCATCCGGGTCGCGTACGACGCTGAGGGCAACGAGATCCAGGCAGCCACGCTCTACACCCCGACCGACATCTTCTCTTGGTACAAGGCAGATGGCGAGTGGCAGGAGTGGTACTCGAACCCGCACGGCCTGGGCGTCGTGCCGGTCGTACCGCTGCCGAACCGGAACCGGCTCTCGGACCTGTACGGCTCGAGCGAGATCACCCCGGAGCTGCGGTCGATGACCGACATCGCCGCTCGCATCCTGATGCTGATGCAGGCCACGGCCGAGCTGATGGGTGTCCCCCAGCGACTCATCTTCGGCATCAAGCCCGAAGAGATCGGCGTGGACCCCGAGACGGGGCAGACGTTCTTCGACGCCTACCTCGCTCGCATCCTGGCGTTCGAGGACGCCGAGGGCAAGATCCAGCAGTTCTCGGCAGCCGAGCTGGCCAACTTCACCACGGCGCTCGACCAGATCGACAAGAAGGTCGCTGCGTACACGGGACTGCCTCCCCAGTACTTGTCCACCGCCGCAGACAATCCGGCCTCCGCTGAGGCGATCAGGGCCGCTGAGAGCCGGCTCATCAAGCTGGTCGAGAGGAAGAACTTGATCTTCGGTGGCGCATGGGAAGAGGCGATGCGAATCGCCTACCGGCTGATGAAGGGCGGCGACGTTCCGCCCGACATGCTCCGCATGGAGACCATCTGGCGCGACCCGTCGACCCCGACGTACGCGGCCAAGGCCGACGCGGCCACGAAGCTGTACGGCAACGGCCAGGGTGTCATCCCCCGCGAGCGTGCCCGGATCGACATGGGCTACTCCGTCAAGGAGCGCGAGGAGATGCGCCGCTGGGACGAGGAAGAGGCCGCGATGGGCCTCGGCCTCATCGGCACGATGGTCGACCCAGACCCGACGGTCCCAGGCTCCCCTAGCCCCACGGCACCGCCGAAGCCGGCGCAGCCGGCGGTCGAGGGCGGTGATGCCGCCTGACCCCGGAGGAGTACGCAGCTCAGAAGGCCGTCATCGCCGCCGCCGTAGCCAACTACACCCGGCGGTTCGCCAGCCTGTTCACCGGCCCCGAGCTTCTCCCGGCCGAGTGGCTGAGGTTCCTCCAGCTCTTGTTCCCCGAGGTCCAGCGTCGGTATGCGGAAGCTGCCGACCTGGGCCGCACCTTCTACGACTCCCAGCGCAGACTCCACCACCCTGAGCTTCCCCGCAACGAGATGTTGCGGAGCGATCTTCAGTGGCAGTGGTTCGTCAAGAACATGCAGCCCGCTCGAAAGGGTATGTCGCAGGCCGACTCTCCCTCAGTTGCGGTGACCAGCGCGGTCCTGACGGCAGTCCGCGAAGTGGAGATGGCCCCGCGCCGACAGATCATCGGCGCTGTCAAGAACGAGCCTGCACCCCAGGTCGTTCAGGGCTGGGCGAGGGTGGCCACCGGGCGCGAAACATGCGCCTGGTGCCTGATGCTCATCGCACGGGGAGCAGAGGTCAACCACAAGGGCAACCTCGCATACCGCGAGGCCAATACCGGCGGGTTGATGGTCGATGACGAGACCGCGCTCGACCTCTGGAATGAGGCCGGCCAGGATCTCGCGAAGTTCCGGGAGTCGACCCGAGACGAGATGGAGCAGTGGCACACAGGGTGTGACTGCATGGTCGTCCCGGTCTTCGACGTTCAGAACTGGCCCGGACGGGATTCCGCCCTACGGGCGCAGCAGCTTTGGATCGACGCCAGCAAGGAAGCGACTCGACTGATCGAGTCCGGTGAGGCCCGCTCCAAGAACCACAACCGAGAGGCACAGAACGTGCTTCGTCGTCGCCTGTACGCAGGCGAACTCACCATGTCCAACTACGCGCTCGCTGCGTAGTCCCCGAGCCCCAGGTGGGCTCAATTCAACATGCCCAGGAGGCGAAAACACATGTCCGACACCGCAACACCAGAAGGCACCCCCACCGGCACCCCGGCCCCGGAGGCCACCCCCAAGCCGATGGAACCGACTCCGAAGGTCTTTGACGAGGCGTATGTCAAGGAGCTTCGCAACGAGGCGGCTGCCGCACGGCTCGCGAAGAAGGACGCCGTTGAAGCGGCGGTCAAGGAGGCGAAGGACGCGGCCACGGCCGAACTCGTCGCCCGCGACACCCGCATCACCGAACTCGAGAACGAGTTGGGCAAGGCATGGATCGAGCTGCAGAAGCTCCACACCAGCCTCGCCGCCAAGGTTCCCAGCGACAAGGTTCTCGCGTTCACCGAGATCCTGCAGGGCACCGACGCCGAGACCATCGGCGAGTCCGCGAAGAAGAACCTCGAGCTGATCGGGGGCTTCGATCGCAAGCCCGTTCCCGGATTCGATCCCACCCAGGGCTTCGGGGGCCGCAAGGAAGACATGCCCCTCAACGGAGACCCGATTCTCGACGCGATCAAGCAGACGCTCGGGATTTCCTGAAACACCCTCTAACAGAAAGAGATAGCCAAAATGGCAGCAGGCACTGCATTCGCAGTCGATCACGCTCAGATCGCCCAGACCGGCGACACGATGTTCAAGGGCTACCTCGAGCCCGAGCAGGCGAAGGACTACTTCGCTGAGGCCGAGAAGACCTCCATCGTGCAGCAGTTCGCCCAGAAGATCCCGATGGGCACGACCGGCCAGAAGATCCCGCACTGGGTCGGCGACGTGTCCGCGCAGTGGATCGGTGAGGGTGACATGAAGCCCATCACCAAGGGCAACATGTCCTCGCAGACGATCGCCCCCCACAAGATCGCGACGATCTTCGTGGCCTCGGCCGAGACCGTTCGTGCGAACCCGGCCAACTACATCGGCACCATGCGGACCAAGGTCGCCACGGCCTTCGCGATGGCGTTCGACGGCGCGGCCCTGAACGGCATCGACAGCCCGTTCCCGACCTACCTGGCGCAGACGACCAAGAGCGTCTCGCTGGCTGATCCGGGCGGCGCTGGCGTGTCCGACCTGACCGCCTACGACGCGGTGGCCGTCAACGGCCTGTCGCTCCTGGTCAACGCCGGCAAGAAGTGGACCCACACTCTGCTGGACGACGTTGTGGAGCCCATCCTCAACGGCGCGAAGGACAAGAGCGGCCGTCCGCTGTTCATCGAGTCCACCTACACCGAGGAGAACAGCCCGTTCCGCCTCGGCCGGATCGTGGCCCGTCCGACCATCCTGAGCGACCACGTCGCCACCGGGACCACGGTCGGCTACATGGGCGACTTCCGCCAGGTGGTCTGGGGCCAGGTTGGCGGTCTGTCCTTCGACGTGACCGACCAGGCGACCCTGAACCTCGGCACCCCCGAAGCGCCGAACTTCGTGTCGCTGTGGCAGCACAACCTCGTCGCGGTTCGTGTCGAGGCTGAGTACGCCTTCCACTGCAACGACAAGGACGCGTTCGTCAAGCTGACCAACGTCGTCACTGCCTGAGCAGTACTTGACATTCACCAGGTTGGGGGCCCTTCGGGGCCCCCTTCCTGGGGTGTCTGAGAGGACCGCATGCGTATCCAGTCCACCTCCAACGGCGGGTTCGCGGATGTCGATCCCGACTACGCCGAGCGGCTGATCGCGGCCGGCCTGTTCAAGGCCGTCGAGCCGCCCAAGCCAGCCCGCAAGGCACCGGCCCGCAGGGCCCCCACCAAGACCAAACCCGCTCCCCAGGAGCCGAAGAACGAGGAGTAGCCCGTGGCATACGCGACCCCGAACGACGTAGTGGTGTTGTGGGCCAAGGAGCCCGAGCCAGAAGTCATGGCGCTCATCGGACGCCGGCTCGAACAGGTCGAGCGCATGATCAAGCGCCGCATCCCCACCCTGGATCTCCAGGTGCTCTCCAACCCGACGTTCAAGGCCGATCTGATCGACATCGAGGCCGATGCCGTTCTGCGCCTTGTGCGTAACCCGGAGGGCTACCTGTCGGAGACCGACGGGGCGTACACCTACCAGCTCTCAGCGGACCTGTCGCAGGGCAAGCTGGTGATCCTCGATGAGGAGTGGACGACGCTCGGCGTCAACCGGCTCTCCCGCATGTCAGTGATCGCCCCGAACATCGTGCTGCCGACATGAGCGCGAGCGACCGTTTCAAGGCCCCGATCAACTACCCGGCCGGCACCCCGGCGGTCACGCCAGACCAGGTGGACAACTCGCTGTGCCAGCACGACGCTGATCCCCCGATCTGCTACTGCGTCCACGACTGGCGGATCAACTGGGGCAACGTCTCTCGGGCTCCCAAGCCGAAGGCGACGTACATCGAATGAGCCTCCTCGACACAGGTGCGCGGTACCAGCCGTGCATCGTCTACCCCGAAGAGCTGTTCATCGACGGCGACGGCAACAAGCGCACGCGGCCGTCCAAGGTTGGCATCCCAGCGATCGCACGCTTCCAGATCGCCAACCAGTCCGGTACGTCGGCACGACGGGCCGAGCAGGACAACGAGGGCTTCGAGTCCGAGAAGGTCTACCGGATGCGCTTCCCGCGCTCGTTCACCAAAGAGCACGGGATCATCGGCGCTCAGTCCGAGGTCGAGTGGCGAGGACAGAGGTGGGCGCTCTTCGGAGACGCCACCGTCTACGACTCCTCCCCGGCGCTCTCACGCGTCGACTACACGATCAAGAGGTTCTGATGGCCACTGTCTATGCCAAGGCCAACAAAGTGGCTGCACGGGCCGCTGAGACGCGGCGAGAGGTCAAGAAGGTCCGCGACGACGTTACGACGCGGGCCAAGAGGAACCTGGCGGCTCAGAACCAGACGAGCCGCATCACGCCCGAGGGCTACTTCCCGGCCGAGATCGAAGATGTCGACGGCGATGTCGACTTCCACACCGTGCTGCACGCGCCCAACGCGTTCGCCATCGAGTTCGGCCACGCCCCGTCTGGCTTCTTCGAGGGCACCGACACCAAGCCCCCGGAGGCCACCTACATCCTGACCCGCGCCGCCATCGGCGGCAGCGTCTCGTAGGGGGCTGAATGGCTAACCAGAGACTCCCCCGCGTCCAGAAGGTGGTGGCTCCGATCCTCCGGGCCGATCCCCGGCTGGAGGGCGTCACGGTCACGACCTGGGTTCCTGACGTGGACTACCGGGAGTTCCCGATGATCAACATCCGCCGCATCGGCGGCACCAGGAATCCGAAGGCACCGCGCTTGCACACGCTGCCGGTGATCGAGATGACGGCCTACACCACCGAAGGTCTCATCGAAACAGAAGAGCTGTACGAGGAAGCACTCGACGTGCTCTACGACGCGGTGCATGACCAAATCGTCACGCCCGCAGGCTATCTGAGTTCCATCTACGAGACGTTTGGTGCTACTCAGTTCAGCTCGCTGTACCAGGACTCCTGGCGAATCCAGGGTCTGATCCGACTCGGCGTCCGCAGACCGAGAACCACCACCTAACCGAAAGGACTGCCCACATGGCAGAAAACGACGATGCAGTCTTGACCGCTGCGGTCGGCTACGTGTACGTCGGTGACGAAGGCACCGCGCCGCCCACGCCGGCTCAGCTCAAGACGCTCAACCTCAAGGATCCCAGCACCTGGACCGGCATCACCGGCTGGGAGAGCGTCGGCCACACCAGCCGAGGCACGCTCCCCGAGTTCGGCTTCGACGGCGGCGATTCCGAGGTCAAGGGCTCCTGGCAGAAGAAGAAGCTCCGCGAGATCACCACCGAGGATCCGATCGACTTCGTGACGATCCTGCTGCACCAGTTCGATGAGCAGTCGCTGGGTCTGTACTACGGCCCCAACGCCTCTTCGACCCCCGGTGTGTTCGGTGTGCGAACCGGCCAGACCAACGAGAAGGCGATCCTGATCGTCATCGAGGACGGCGACATGCGCCTGGGGCATCACAGCCACAAGGCAGCGGCCCGTCGCGACGACAGCATCGACCTGCCGATCGATGACCTGGCTTCGCTCCCGGTGCGGTTCACCTACCTCGACTTCGAGGACGAGCTGCCGTTCACCTGGATCAACGAGGATCTGTTCAACGTCGTAGGCGCTGACTGATCTCAAACTTGACATCCACCCGGATGTCACCCCCGGAGGGGGAGGTTTCCTTGGCGGGCCTGCCTCCCCCTCCAGCCCGCCATCTCAAGCCCGCCGAACATGAAAGGTTCGCCATGACAAACGTTTTCACTCTCGACGCCCTCCGCGAAGAGACCCGCAAGAAGTACCAGCCCGTCGTGATCGGCCTGTCCGACACCGTCACCGTCGAGCTGAAGCCGCTGCTGAAGCTGGGCAAGAAGACCCGCGAGGCCGTGGCCGAGGCCGTCAAGGAACTCGAGGATCTGCCCGAGATCGATGAGGACGACGAGGACGCCGAAGAGCTGATCGATGAGTACTCGCTGCTGATCTGCGAGGCCGTCGCCAAGGTGTTCCGGCTGATCGCCACTTCCCCCCGGAAGCTGCTGGCGGAGCTGGACTCCGAGGAAGAGCCGCAGATCCGCGCCGAGCTGTACGGCGCTGTGCTCCGCACCTGGATGCGGGAGACGCAACTGGGGGAAGCCGCGCCCTCGCCGAACTGATCGACAAGTTCGGCGGGGCTATCCTCGCTGACCTCCTGCAGTACTACCGCGTAGACCTGCGCGATCTGTTCAGCGACGAGAACCCCATCTCACCGAGATTCGTTCTGGCCCTGGTGCTCTGCCTCCCGAGAGACGGCGCGTTCTTCGCAGAGCGCCGTGGTGGGCAGCAGTACCGGGGTTGGGACGAGGACCGCTACGCGCTCGCTGACATCTACGACGCCATTCAGGCCGGCAACCACATGTTCATGATGGCCAACCGCGATCCGAGCAAGCCGAAGCCGAAGGCACCCAAGTCGTACCCCCGACCCGACGACGACAAGACGAAAAACGAAGCGCCCAAGCCGGGTTCGTTCGCCGCGATGATCGTGGCCGCGAAGAAGGCGGCGCGAGAGAAGAGGGAAAGGGAGGAGGCGAATGCCCAATAGTGCTGGCGTAGAGGTCGCACGGATCTCAGTCAAGGTCAGCCCCAACACCAAGGAGTTCCGCCGGGAGCTGAAGGCCGATCTCGAGAAGATCGAGAAGGAGATGAGCGCGGACATCGAGGTCCACGCGGATCTCCATGCCGCGCAGACCAAGGCCGACTTCCGGCGGCTGATGACCGAACTCAAGACCGAGGCTGCCAAGGGCGTCGAGGTCGACGTTCACGTCAACAAGAAGGGCGGCATCCTCGGTGGCCTCTTCGGAGGCAAGGGCGGCAAGAGCCCGTCGAGCGAGATCGGCGACATCGGAGACGAAGCCGAGAAGACGACCCAGAAGGTCTTGTCGATGGGGCAGGGCTTCCTCGGCATGTCCCGGATGGCCTGGATCGGCGTAGGTGTCATCGCACTGGCGGCACCGGCCGTGGCCCTGGTGGCCGGCCTGCTGGCCGGTCTCCCGTCGCTCATGGCGGCGTTCGGAGCTGGCGCGGCGGTAGTCGCGCTCGGCATGGACGGCATCAAGGCGGCAGCCTCCACCATCGCCCCCGTCTTGGATCAGGTGAAGACCCAGGTCTCGGCTGTGTTCAAGGAGGGTCTGACCCCGGTCATGGGGCAGCTCGGCACGATGCTGACCTCGATCACCCCCGGTCTGAAGAACGTCGCGGGCAGCCTCGTCGCGATGGCCGGCGGCATCACCGACGTGGTGTCCAAGGGTGTCGGCCTCGACCAGATCAACAACATCCTCGGCAAGACCGGCGACTTCTTCCGAGGGCTCACCCCGGTCATCTCGACCGGAGTCCAGTCGTTCCTGACGCTCGCCAACGCGGGCGCGAACTCGTTCAACACGCTGCTGGCTCCGCTGCAGACCTTCGCCACGCAGTTCAACGACATGGTCAACCGGATCACCTCGAACGGTCAGTTCGGTGCGGCCATGCAGGGTCTGTCCTCTGTGCTGGGCAGTGTCCTCAACCTGTTCACCCGGCTCTTCGAGTCCGGTGTGCAGGCGATGGGCCAGCTCGGCGGTCCCCTGTCGACGCTGATCAACGGGTTCGGTGACGCGTTCATCGCCCTGATGCCTGCCCTGACCTCGCTGTCGAGCTTGCTCGCCAACGTGCTCGGCACGGCGCTGTCGGCGCTGGCACCGGCCATCACCGCGCTCACCCCCGCGTTCACGATGCTCGCGGACACGTTGGGCACGCTGCTGGTCAGCAACATCCAGTCGCTGGCTCCGATCCTGACCCAGGTGGCCACCCTCATCGGTGGCACGCTCACCACGGCGCTGCAGGCGATCCAGCCGATGCTGCCGGGTCTGGTTCAGTCGTTCGCTCAGCTCTCCCAGACGCTGGTGACGCAGCTCGCTCCGTACATCCCGCAGCTCGCAACGGCGTTCGGTCAGATCGCTGGCGCGGTGCTGCAGTTGGTCCCGACGCTCGTCTCGGCCCTGATCCCGGCGTTCCAGCAGATGCTCCCCGCGATCTTGCAGCTCGTACCGTCTCTCGTCTCGATGGTGCAGTCGTTCGCCCGCATCATGCCGGTGGTCGTCCCCGTCGTGGAGATCATCATCAAGCTGGCGGCGGCGGTCATCCAGGCCGGCGCGTCCATCGCGTCGTTCCTGATCGGTGGCCTGTCCCGACTGGTGGGCATCCTCGCCGAGGTCACCTCGGCGGTCACGACGTGGGTCTCCTCCTGGTCGAACGGTGTGCAGCAGGTCTCCGACTACGTGGGCCAGCTCCCCGGCAAGATCAAGAGCTGGTTCGATGACGCGGGCTCCTGGCTCATCGAGGCCGGCAAGAACATCGTCCAGGGTCTGATCAACGGCATCGGCTCGATGATCAGCTCTGCGGTGAGCAAGGCCAAGGAACTGGCCAGCGGCGTGAAGAACGCGGTGACCAGCTTCCTCGGAATCCACTCGCCGTCAAAGGTGTTCGAGCAGCTCGGCATCTACACCGGCCAGGGCTACGCCATCGGTCTCGACAAGGGCTTCGCGCCCGTCCTCGAGCAGGCCAAGGCGTTGGCCAGCCAGATCACTGCGGCGGTTGCCAGCGGCACCGAGGATCCGACCGCTCTCCTGAATGGGTTCTCCAAGCAGGACGTGAGCCGGATGGAGAAGGTGCTCGGCACCGAGATCAAGAAGTACGAGCGTCAGGCGAAAGCCCTTGACCTGCAGGCGAAGGCCACCGGAGACGACAGTCTGAAGGCAGAGGCCCAGAAGCTGCGGGACATGAAGGATCAGCTCCAGACGCAGAAGGAGATGCTCGACCTCGCGGGCGACTACAACGACGAGACCAGCTCCGGGAACGGGGCGGGATCGCTCGAGTCGCAGGTCTCCAAGTTGATGGCATCCCCCGTCGACTTCGCGAAAGCGACTGGCAAGCAGTTCCTTTCGGACATCGGCATCAGCGGAGAGGGCTTCCTCTCGAAGCTGATCACCGAAGGCACTCAGTACATCTTCCAGATCGGCTCGGTAGACGAGGCGCTGTCCATCAAGGACCGCGAGGAGTCGAAGAGTGCGCTCTCGGTCGTCGGCCGTCAGTAGGCGTCCGACTTGACATACACCAGGAGGTAGGCATTGATCACCGACACCGTCGTGGAACTCGAGGGTGTCAATGGTGAGTTCTTCAATCTGACGACCGGTGACAAGGCAGTGTTCCTTGCCACAGACGTGGAGGGTTGTTTCTACGACCCTCCCGTCAAGGTCGTGATTGAGGAGCCGGGGAACTACCCCGGTGCTCGCTACTTGAACCACCGGATCCTGAAGCGCGACATCGTCTTCGGGGTCCAGATCCTCAACGACGCCAAGAGCGGTCCCCGGTCCTGGCTCTCGCGTGACAGCGAGTGGCGCAAGGCATGGGCGTTCAACCGCGACTGCAAGCTCTACGTGACCACCCCGGACTCCGGTACGCGCTACCTCAAGCTGCGGCTGTTCGAGTCCCCCAAGGTCGAGATGAAGACCGACCCGCGTGGCAACGCGATCAACCTGACCGTGATGTCGTGCATCGCGTACGACCCGTTCTGGTACGAGGACGACCGAGTGTTCTCGGTCAAGACCAAGACCGACACCCGGTTCGAACCGGACTGGTGGCAGGGCGGCGTGTGGCCGTGGGAGGAGCTGCCCAAGGAGACGCTGCGTATCCGCGTGGGCGCTGGCCAGGGCGGGCTCAACCCGACCGACCAGTACATCTTCCCGAAGTGGACCGTCCCCGGCTCCACCGAGAAGGTGCCCAACTTCCCCTGGCCGTTCCCCCCGAACGTGCCGATCCCGTGGGAGAAGGCCCCGTTCACCCAGTTCGTCATCCCGGACTACTCGTTCGAGGATCCCGAGTTCGAGAACCGGCGCGTCAAGACGCCGGGTCTGATCTTCGGCGAGAACTGCGTCATCGACACCGACCGCCGCGAGGAGCAGATCGCTTCCGAGTCTGGCTCGCCCGTCTGGGCGCGGATGAACGGTGTGCGGTTCCGCAACGGCATCCCGCCGTACACCGAAGAGCGTGAGTTCGTCGTAGACGCGTCGGGATGCGCTCCGGGACAGGTAGTGACCCTTCGGCTTCCCAGGCCGTGGACGCGCTGCTGGGGGCTCGAGTGAGTGGTCTGACGAGCGTTCGTGAGGCCGAGGATCTCTGGCAGAAGATCCAACTGCGGCGCTGCAAGCGCGAGCAGGAACGGCTCAAGCCGGCCGACGTAGAGCTGCGCGATGGCGACTTCCGACTCCGGGGCGTCGTCGCGGGCGAGCGACTCCTCGAGTGGGAGTTCATCGAGAACGACGTGGGCAACTGCACCCTGCAGCTCTCACTGAGCCACTACCTGGCGAAGTGGGTGATGAACCACCGGGGTCGAGCAAAGCGGAACGTCATCATCAACATCGAGAAGCAAGGCGCTCGATGGACCGGCATGATGGACCACTACCGGGTCATCAAGACCGATTCCGGTGATGCGTATCTGGAGATCGTGTTTTTGCACGACTACGCCCAGACCCAGCACATCCGCGTGTGGTGCAACCCGTTTCTACGCCCTGAGCTGCAGTTTCCCAAGGTGTGGATCATTTTTGGTCCGGCCAAGTGGTGTTTGCTGGTTACCCTGTTCGTCAACCTGCTCCGACTCGAAACGAGTCTGTGGACGATCCCCGACGATCCCACGGACATCAACGAGTGGATGGGCCCGAGCTTCAACCCAGCAAACTGGCGGAACATCGTCAAGCCGTTCCCGTTCCTCGCGGACAACAGCCCGGTCACGATGGTGTTCAGCCGGTTCGGCCGGTTCTATGACGTGGCCAAGCAGCACCTCGAAGACCATCAGCTCACGCTGACGTGCCGCCGGTACATCAAGGATCGCGACCCGCATCCGTTCGATGACCTCAAGGGCATCTGGGGCATCGACCCCATCGAGGATCTGCTGCAGCTCATCCCCCTGCGGGATGGCTGCGTGGTCTGGGACATCGAGGACAACAGCGGCTGGGGCACCCAGACCGCGTTCGGCGGCTCCTGGCTTACCGGGTTCCTCCGGGCGGTGGTGACGCTGGCCGGCGACGGCCAGGTCGAGGGTGTCGACGTGTTCACCGGGGACTACACGTTCCCCGGCGAGTACTACTCGCCCTACTTCCTCGGCACCAGCCCGATGGCCCCGCACGTCGTGTTCGAAGAGGGTCCGCTGACCGGCATCAAGTCGAGCGAGTTCTCGTACTACGAGGCGACCGACACCAGCTTCATCGCAGGAGGTCAGTCCGCACCGGGCATCAACGAGGGCATCAGCACGGGGATCAACGTGGGAGGCGACTTCCTCACCTCGCTGATCAACCAGGCGCTCGGCGGCATGATCGACCTCCCGCCCCTGGGCGGCACGTTGGACGCGATCCTGAAGCCCCTCTACGAGGACGTTTTCGGTGCGTTCATGGAGGTGCCGACGCTGCGTGCGTCTGGCATCCATCTGCCGATCTCCGGTCTCGAAGACGTGATCACCGACCTCGGTGACTTCCACTACTTCGAGGGCGGTCCCGAGGGATCGATGAGGGCGTTCACCCTGTCCGCGTTCGCGGCCATCGCGGCCGAGATCCACAAGACGCGGGCCCGGACGGCCCACACCCTCAAGGTGTCGGATGCAGCTCCGTACATCTTTGCGCCAAAGCCCTTCGGCCACTGCTGGATTGGTGACCGAGTGGGCACGTCGGTGCTCGGCTACCCGGTCGAGCACCAGTTGTTCGTGGAGCGGATCAAGAAGGTCAAGTACAGCCAGGGCACCAACGGCCCGAAGCCGCTTGAGATCGAGATCGGTTACCGCGAGCCGAAGAATCCTGCTCTGTCCATCCTCGAAGAGATCAAGCGCGTCAACGGCGGGCTGTCTCAGGCGGGGTGGATCTAACCGAAAGGCCCGCCATGATCCCGTCCCAAGAGTCGCACGACCCCAACAAGCCCCGCGAGCACGTCGCCTGGGCGCTCCGCAACCTCCCGATGGTGGCGGGCGTCGGTGCGATCACGCACCCGGCCTACTTGTCGGATTGGTCAGAGCACTTGTGGCGTGCGGGATTTCGGCATGTCGACTGGCTGCGGGGGCTGGCTGATGAGAACGGCAACATTCACATCAGTCGGCTCCCCACCCAGGAGATCAAGTTTCAGCCGGCCTTCCGAGGCCAGCGCCACGACATGAACAACGCCGCCCGATGGGTGGAGAAGGACACACCGGATCCAGAGCCGGTGCGTATCCCCAACATCCGGCAAATGACCCAACAGGAGAACGAAGCAATGCTTCGCCAGTACCGCGAGGCCGGGATGATCCCGGACAACTCCCCCGGACCTGCTATGGCCGAAGAGTTCACAGAGTGAACGGTCTGTTCAACCCCGATACCCCCTGGGAGGTAGCTCTTTTGGCGTTCATCGCGCTCTGCGGGCTGCTGGGCACGGTCGCCCCGGTGTGGCTGAACCAGCGCAAGCACGGCAGGCAGCTCGGGGAGATCAAGGACCAGGTGGCCAACGACCACTCGACCAACCTCCGCGACGACATCGATGAGCTGGTCGCGGCCGTGCGGATGGTCACCACCGGCATGAGCGATCTGAAGACCGACGTGCGAGATGTCAAGCAGGACATCGGAGGACTACGCGAGGAGCTGCGTACCGAGCGCATCGAGCGCATCGAGGGAGACCGGCTCCGAGTGATCTACAACGTAGGAGGCTAGATGGCCACGACCTGGCCCAAGACACCGCTGGAAGCGATCGGTGCAGACGGCGCATTCGAGATCGGCGGCGGCGACTTCAGCTTCGGGCAGAACTACACCGAGCAGGTCGTCCGCAACATGTTCGAGGTGCCGTTCACCGGCAACCCGATCACGATCCTGACCCAGCAGCTCAGCAAGCTGCCACTCGAGGCGCTGCAGAAGTTCAAGGAGCTGATCCCAGGCACGATCGATGACGACTTCATCGACATCGGCACGGCGGTGGCCACCATCATCGCCAACCTGGCGAGCCTGCCTCGAGCCCTGCTGACCGGCGAGTTCGATGAGTGGCTGGCGACGGCGTTCAAGAACATCTCGACCGAGCTGAAGCAGATCCTCGAGATCCTCGGCGGTCTGTTCGTCACCCCGATCAACGCGGCCATCCAGGCCGTCAAGGACTGGTTCGCCTCCCTCACAGGCAAGCTCACCCACTTCGGGTCGGACGGGTCGTTCAACGCGCCCGTCGACAAGATCCCCGCACTGCAGGACGTGGTTGACGCCGCCACCAACGCGCTCTCGGGCGCGGCCCAGGCCGGCGAAGAGATCATCGGAGCTGGCATCGACCATGCGAAGCAGGCGATGGCCAACCTGTGGGCGATGCTGACGAAGACCGTCCGCGACGTGCAGGCGCTGCAGTCGGAGCAGGAGACGACGGCCAACGGCGGCAAGCGATTCAACATCGACTTCGGGGCGTACCCGGACGGGGCGTTCCCGTCGACGCTGTTCAACCTCACCTACTCGGGACCGGGCAGCTCGACGCTGGTCATCAAGAACGGCCACGCCCAGTGGGCCACCGTCAACAACGGCTACCGCCGCGCCACGCTGATCTACCCGACCCCCACGCTGACCCCGCAGCAGATCGTGCGAGGCACGCTGGCATCGCCACCCGGACTGGGTACGAACGTCCGCGTCTGGTCGATCGCCCGCGCCAACGCGGCCGGCACCGACTACGTGTTCGCTCGCGGCTACTGCACGGGCTTCCTGCAGTACAAGGGCGACATCGGCTGCGTGAAGAACGGCGTCGAGTACGTCTGGGCATCCGGCATCGGCCTGACCTGGAACCTGGACCTCCGCGTCGTCTGCGGCGTCGGCGAGAACCCGCGCCGCCACCAGGTCTACTCGGGCAACACAGTGATCTGGGACGGCATCGAGCCAGGCAACAAGCAGAGCGTCATCGATGCGGACCACTGCTACTGGGGAGCCATCTCCGAGACCAACGGCTCGGCTACGCCAGGCACCGTCGCGGGTGTGTCCGTCTCGGACAACGCCCCTCCGCAGGTCACCGGCACCACGATGCGGGTCTACCGCTCGGTCACGTCCGGTCTGGCGAAGTCGGGTGGGCAGGCCGTCCTGCCGTCGAACACCCTCGACGCAGTCGACTACCGGTCGGAGGACATCCTCTGGAACGCGGCCACGCAGACCGCCACGGTGGAGAAGTCAGGCACGTACATGCTGGGCCTCCGCGTTCAGGTGAACGAGGGCCAGGGCTTCTCCGAGGAGCGGTTCCCCCTGCTCTACATCAACGGCCAGCCCCGCGTCCGCATGGGCGCGCGGCGAGGCATCTCGGTCAACGGCTTCGGTGTCCCCTCGACCCCGCAGGACATCGCCTACGGCGGTGACGGCGTGACCTACTACCTCGCGGCCGGCGCGACCGTGCAGCCCGGTCTCAAGACCGACGGCAACGTGACCATCGTCGGTGACGCCAACGCGTCCCAGACCTGGTTCTCGATCGCCAGGGTCGGATAGCAAGAAACCCCCCTCTTCGGAGGGGGGCTTTTTGCGTTTCAGGCACCAGCCAGCTCTGACATCCTCTTCGCGATCTCAGCATCGCGAGCCTCGGATGCCATCTGGTACTTCATCGCCATGCGCGGAGTCGTGTGGCCGAGACGCACCATCAGCTCCTTGGTCGTCGCGCCGGCCTGGGCGGCGTAGGTCGCGCCCACGGCGCGGAGGTCGTGAACCCGGAGGTCTGTGCGGCCGATCTTGCGGTAGCCCTTCTTCAGCGCACGGGTGAACGCGGACTTCGACAGGCGTTGGCCCTGAGTCGTGGTGACCAGGAGCGCCTCGGGCCCCTTGTTCATCTTCGTCCGATCAGCCATGTGTTCACGGATCATCGTCGCGACGTGAGGCGGAACGGTCACCGGCCTCTTGGACCTGACGGTCTTGGTGTTGCCGACGACGACCTTCTGCCCCACACGGGCCGCGCCCCGGCGCACCCGGAACATCATCGTCTCCCCGTCGTCATCGATGTCCTTGCGGCGAAGCTCGATCAGCTCGCCGAACCGCAGACTCGTCCACGCGAGGATGTAGACCGCCACCCGGTAGTGCTCGAGAACCTCCCCCGCCACGATGTCCAGCTCTTCCGGCGTGAGGGCTTCCACGTCGCGCTCGGCAGCCGCCTTCTGCTCGATACGGCACGGGTTCTCCGTCAGCAGCTTGTCCTCCACGGCGGTGTTCATCACCGCCCTGAGCACGTTGTAGGCGTGCCTGCGAGCTGTCGGGTAGTCCTTGCCCATGCCGGCCCACCACGCCCGGACGAGGGCTGGGGTCATCTCGGCGACGGCCACGTCGCCCAGCACCGGGTAGATCCGCTTGCGAGCGTGGGTCTTGTACAGCTCCCGCGTGCCCTCCGCGAGATCTCGCTCGGCGAGCCACTTCTTGGTGTACTCCTCGACCGTGATGGAGTTCGCAGCTTCTTTCTTCGCCCGCTCCGCTGGAGGGGTCCACTGCTCCATGTCGATGAGCCGCTTCTCGGACGCGAGCCACGCTTCCGCGTCCATCCGGTTGTCGTAGTTCCTCGGTCCCCAGTACCGCTGCCCGTCGACCGGGCTGATGTACGACGCTTGCACTCGGCCGCTGCGCTGGGTCCGCAGCGAGCCCCAACTTCTACGTGTGGCTGCCATGCGACACAGGCTACCGGAATGCGACCTTATTGCGACCTTCAGGCTGTGGCGCGCTGTTTCTACCTGGGATTTCTTGTTACTTCAAGGTCGCTTAGGGTGGGTAGTAAAAACAGCCCTTGACCTGCGTTGATACCGCATCACGACACCCATCCTTCCAAACTAGCTACGCGGGTTCGATTCCCGTCGCCCGCTCCGCAGGTCAGAGGGTATTTTCGCCCCGAGGACCGGTTCCCCGAAAGGGGGCCGCGACCTTAGCGCGACCTCCCTGACCTGCATTTCTGCTGCCTGGAATCTGCGACACATCTGCTACCTTCACTGCTGACAAACGAATAGAGCCCCCCGCCTGCGCCAACAGACGAGGGGCATTCACACCAGATTGGAGCTGGTGCAGTGAAGATTCTCTCACGCGACAAGGTCGCGGTTAAGGTCGCAACGGCCGGAACGATCGCCGTAGGTGGTTTGGCCTTCGCCCTCTCATTCAACTCGCTCAGCGAGCTCTCAGCGGCCAACGGAGTAGGCCAGGCATGGATGGTCCCGCTCGTTGTCGACGGCGGCATCATCGTCGCCACGATGGCGACCGTGGCCCTCAGCCGGCACGGCTGGTACGCGTGGACCCTGCTCCTGCTGTCGTCTCTGGTGTCTGTGGCAGGCAACGTGGCGCACGCACAGCCCCACGGGATCATCGCGATGGTGATCGCGGCCATTCCGCCTCTGTGGCTCCTCGGATCGACGCATCTGACGGTCCTCCTCTACCGGGAGGGTTCGGGTAATGAGGACGTTCCGGTGGCAGCGGAACCGGTGCGTATCGCGAACGCAGCTTGACTGCGCCCGACCGGGCCTGAGATACATAGAGAACCTATACATGTTGGAGGCACAAAAAAAGCCCCGGAAGAGCCAGCTCGAAAGCCAGCCCCTCCGGGGCGATCTCTGGTGAAACTACCGGGCAGCCTACTTGCCGATGGGGCGCATGAGCGCCTCGACCGAATCGCGCTCGACGCGAATCAGCCTGGGACCGAGGCGAACAGCTTTCAGCTTGCCCTCGGCGATGTAGTTGCGGACGGTGTTCGGGTGGACTCCGAGGTACTCGGCCGTCTCAGCGATGGATGCTCTCTGGGGCACGGTCGCTCACCTCCTAGTCGTTGACCTGGTTCACCAGATCGGTGATCTTGGTCAGGATGTCGGCCGCAGGCTCGGCCACCGTGACGGTGCCGAACGAGCCAGTGACCAGTGTGCCTACCTCGGGCACGTCAACGACCGAGGCGATCTGCTCGACGTTCACCCAGCCCGTGGCTCCGTTGTTCGTGTCGGTCAGTTCGAGGAATGCGAGCTGCATGGTTCTCCTAGTAGAAGATCGGGCCGATACCGGGCGTGGTGCCGATCGGCGGGATGTAGATGAAGCCGTGAGGCTCGGGGTCGTACACGCCGGCTCCTGTGTCGCCGTCGCAGGCCGTCAGGCCGAACACGACGGTGATGAGGATCGCGATGGCCACGGCGAGGTTCTTGAGCTGTCTCATTTGTCGAGTTGCCTTTCCAGTTCGAGGATTTGGGCCGAGAGGCCGATGTTCTCCAGCAGCGCCTCAGCGAGCTGGCCCTGTGCGATGTCGTTGGCCTCGTCCTTGCGGACGGCCTCATCGACGGCTTCGTGCAGACGGCGGATCAGGTCCGGGAGAGCGCCGTTGAGCCCTGCCACGAAGTCGGCGTCGGCCTCGGTGTGGAACTGGCCGACCACCCGCTTCTCCTCGGTCTCGGGGTTGAACGAGACCACCCGGTACTGCATGTGCTCGTCCAAGTCCTCCTCGACCAGCCAGTAGTTGTTCTCGGCCCCCGTCGTCCGGGTCCACTGCTGGTACAGCTCATCGAAGAACTGGTGGTCCTCAGCCTCGTACATCGAACTCCTCCTCGATTCGGATGAACTCGCCTAGCGCGAGCCAGTGGTCGAGCCGCACGTTGGCCAGCAGCCACCGCCACTCCGACTGGTGCTCGACCTCCCAGGTGTCCTCGAACGTCGTTGTGCCGACGAGGAACTCGACAGTCAGCCGGTTGATGTCGTCGCGGCCACCGGGCTTGAAGCTGATGCCGTCCTGGGCGATGTGCCAGGGCAGCTCCTGGCCGTCGAAGTAGACGGCCTTCTCGGTCACCAGCACCTCGGGGCAGTGGTGTTCGATCAGAGCCACTGCCTCTCCTTGAGAGCGTCGACCAGGCTGTCGAACAGCTTGTGGACGTGCCAGCGCATCTGCTGGGGGTCGCCCTTGATGTCCGGGGTCGCCGTGGTCTTGATGACGACCAGCTCTTCATCGATCCGCAGCGTCAGCTCGAACTCGGTGGGCCGGAACGCTTCCGGCTGCACCGCGTCACCCTCGCCATGCCACTGCAGGTTCAGTCCGAAGCCGGCCATCAGCGCCGCCTCAGATCCGGGATCAGGTTCGCCCGGAACTCGAGGAACACCGTCTCCTGCGGACACGTCGCGACCGGGATGCCCTCGGGGCGCTCGGCGGTGAACACTCCGATCTCGGTGCCCTCGATCGTCCCCAGCTCGCTGAGCTTGTGGATCGCCAGACCCAACAGCTCGTCGTCCAGCCCGTTGGGGGCGGGCAGCACTACCTTGGCCTGAGCCATTCTTCCTCCTTGGTGTATGTCAAGCGCGACTCAGTAGTCAGCGCCGTAGAGCGATCCCCATGACCTCTTGCCGACCTCGGGGTCGGTGCCGATCACAACGGGGCCCATCTTCTCGGCCATGAGCTGCGCGATGTGTGCAGCGGCCTCTCCTGCGGCGTCAGCGGGCAGTGACGCCACGATCTCGTCGTGGATGGGCAACCGGAGGTACGGGGTGTATCCGGCCTCGTGGAGGCGAATCAGAGCCCTGCAGGTCACGTCCCGCGACGACGACTGGATCATGTAGTTCAGCGCGGAGTACGTCCGGGCGCTGTCGACGGGGAGTCGACGGCCCATCGGGTTGATGATGTACCCGTTCCGACCTGCCTCGGTGGCCAGCTTCTTGCTGAGCCGCTCGACGCCTGGGTACGTCTTCGAGAACGCCGCGTGGACTCGCTTGGCCACGGGCACCGAGATGCCCACAGCCTCTGCGAGAGCGCCAGCTCCACCGCCGTAGACCTTCTGGAAGTTGGCGGTCTTCCCGACCTTTCGCGGCACGCCGGCCGCGTCGGCGGTCATCTGGTGCAGGTCCGCACCGTTCTGGAACGCCTCGATCATGTTGCGGTCGCCCGACAGCGCAGCCAGGACGCGAAGCTCCTGGGTCTGGTAGTCGATCGACGCCATCACGTCGCCCTCCTCGGCGAGGAAGCATCGACGCACGATCCAGTCCGACGACGGCAGCGTCTGCGCCGGGATGCCGGTGATGGACATGCGCGAGGTCCGCGCCTGCAGCGGGTTGACGAACGTGTGGCACCTGTCCTCGAAATCCCTTGTGTCGAGGAACTTCTGGACCCAGGTCTTCCGCCACTTCCCCAGCTTCTTGGCCTCTTGAGCGATGGCAGCCAGCTCGTTGCCATCCTCGACAAGCTGGTCGAGCAGCGCCGCGTTGACCTGACGCTTGCCGGTCTCCGTACGACCGGTGATCTTGACGCCCATCTCCTCGAGCCCCTCGGCGAGATCCTCGGTCGAGTTGACCTTCTCGACGCCGTACTCGGTGAACGCGATGGCCTCCCAGACCTGCTGGTCCGCAAGCCATTTGTCGCTCAGCTCCTGGGCGTAGTCCACGTCGAGCAGGAAGCCCTGCCGATCGATGTACGAGCAGATCTCGCTGATCTTGTGCTCGTAGGGCACCAGGTTGCGGCTCACGTCGGGCACCAGCGGCGTCAGGCTCCTGCAGACCCGTGCGGTGAAGATCGTGTCCATGCCGGCGTACTTGAGATACTCCGGGTGGAACAGATCGATCGTCGCCCAGATCTTGGCCTTGGTCGTCTTGTGCTCACCGGCCAGCTTGGCCATCAGCTTCTTGACCGTCTCGGCCTGCTCCTTGGAGATGAACTCCGCGATCAGCTCTTCGAGCGAGTGCCCGAACCCACCGGCCTCGAAGGGCCGGGGGTCCACCAGCTTGGCCAGGATCTGCGTGTCCAGCACGCGGGGCCACAGACCCTCCATCTCGATCCCGAAGCACTGGTCGAGCACCTGGAGGTCGTAGGAGGCGTTCTGCATGATGACCCGGCGCAGAGCACCGATGGCGATCTTCACGTCGTTGACGAACACGTCGCCCAGCTCCACCGGCACGACCCACGCTTCGTCCTGAGTACCGAACTGGACCAGGCGGCACTCGAAGGTGTCGCTGTAGATGTCCAGCCCGGTGGTCTCGGTGTCGACGGCGAGGCAGTTGAGGTGAGCCCGGATGAAGTCGCGGAAGCCATCCAGATCCTCTGGGGTTTCAACAACGTTGATGGTGACGAGGTCTCCCTGGACCTCATGCCGCAGCTCGATCAACTCAGCTCCTAGTGGTAAACGCCCCGGACAGTGCGGGAGATGGTGGCGGGGTTCACGCCGAACTTGCGGGCGAGATCCTTCTGGCGGGCACCGCCGAAGTAGGCGTCCCGGATGTCCCGGACCTCCTGCTCGGAGAGCTTCTTGCGGTTCGGCCGGCTCGGGCCCTTGGGCGGCTCGGGCTCGCCCTTGATGAACGCCTCACCGAACGCCCGCTTGGCGGTGTCGAGCTGGTTCCGCAGTTCGCGGTTCGCGGCGGCGTAGGCCGTGGCGCGGCCGGCCAGCGACTGGTTCGCTGCCAGCAGGCGACCGACCTCGGAGTCGAGCACGTCGCGGTGGGCCTTCACGTCGGCCAGCTCAGCCTGGGTCTCCCCCAGCTTGGTGGCCAGCTCGAAGTTCTTGGCCCGCAGTTCTTTCTTCCTCAATTCAGTTCCTCTCTGAAGGTCTCGTACTCGTCTTCGGTCATGTGGTAGAAGTCAATGACCTTGTCCCAGTTGAAGGTTCGGGATGTGCCGTCATCGAAGGCGATGATCAGCACGCCCTCGGTCGTGTCGAGGATCGGCTCGCCAGCCATGACGTGGAACCGGTCCTCGGGGTTGACCACCGTTGCTCGTCGTGCCATGTGTCAGCCTCCGTAGCTGTAGGGCTCGTTGGGGATGTCCTGGTAGGAGTTGGGAGCGATCTCCCGGAGCTGCCGCAGCAGTTCCCCTGCCAGTTCGCGGATCTCGGCATCCGCCGCTTCGTGCCAGCGGGCCTTGATGACGTAGCGCCACGCCCGGTGGTTGCCGGTGACGACCATCGGTGAGTTGGTCATGTTCGGCAGGACAGCTCGCGCCGCTTCGCGAGCCTGCTTGCGGGGCAACCCGTTCGCCTCGAAGACCTGCAGGAGACCGGCGTACGCCTGGTCGGCCTGGTCCTTGGCCAGCAGCAGGATGTCCTCGGCGTAGGCCCGGTCCAGCGCGGGGAGCTTGGACAGCACCGGGGGCCAGTGGACGCCCAGCGGCGTCGGGTCGACGTACCGCTGCGACACCACGCTGAAGCTCAGGTGGCGATGCCGTTCCAGCTCGGCCAGCACCGACCGGCTGGCCTCGATGTAGAACGTCGCCGAGGCGTGTTCGAGCACCGACTCATGACCGACCTGCAGGATGTGAGCGAGGTAGTCCTCGTTCTCCTCGGTGGCCGGGTTCGGCCGGTGGAAGGACAGGTAGCAGTTCCGGCCAGCGAACTCAGCCAGCTCGTCGGCGTCCCAGTCCCCGAAGGTGTCGTCGTCGTTCTGCTCGTACCCGTCGGGCTCAAACCCGACCTGGCGCAACGCATCCGGGTCTACCGAAGTCGCTGCGATCAGTTTCGCTTTCATACTCTCCGCTCAGAGTTGTTGGGGCACCAGGGATGCGGTGGCATTGCATGCTCTTTGCCGACTTAACAGACACGGTCGCATCTCTGGTGAATGTCAAGTAGTCGAGCGACTACTTGGAGTTGAGGAACTGCGCGTCACACTGCTGATCACGCGGCGCGGTGCAGACGAACATCTTGTAGGGGTTGCCGGTCTTCTTCGACACACCCGACTTGAACTGCATCTCGCCGTGCGAGCAGTACCGCTTCTCACCGCCCGGTGCTTCCTGGGCGGGCTGCGGGGCCCGCGACTGCTGCTGACCGCCGCCACCACCCTGGGCCGGCTTGGCAGCGGAGCCCGCGTAGTGACCGGCGATGAACTGGACCTTGTCCATCAGCGCCTTGAACTCGGCCGTCTCGATCTTGGCCAGCACGTCGGACGGGTCGGCACCCTTCACGACGACCCACGGGTCGCTGTACTGACCGGCGAACTTGAACGTCGCCGACACCCCATCGGTGGAGTGCTGAACGGAGACCGAATCGACGGCAGCCGCCGACGCGGTGGTGGCCACGGGGGCCTGGACCGGAGCCTGGACCGGGGCCGGGGTCGGCTCGGGCTGGGCGGCGGGGGCGGTGCTCCAAGGATCTTCGTAGGACAACTGGTTACCTTTCACTTAATGGGGCATGCGCCGTTGGCGCAGTTTTCATCGACACCGTCTTCGACGGCCTTGGCGGCAGCAGATTCGTACTGCTGCTTGGTGATTCGCTCGTACGGAGCCTGCTGGAAGCTGGCCTCCGGGAAGATCGTGGAGCCCTTGATGAGCCCCGAGAACTTCTCGAGCACCCCCGCGACATCGCGGGGGCTGTAGACCGTGGGCTCGACGTTGGCGGTGAAGCTCACCGCGTTGTCGGCCCAGCAGGTCTGGTAGAGCGCCTGGAAGGCCAGAAGCTCGGTCAATGTCAAGTCGTCGGCCGACTCGACCAACTCCTCGGCATCGCGGCCGTACCGATCGGTGACGGCCTGAACCAGGGTGTCCTTGGTGGGGATGGTGACCACCGAGGTATTCGGGGCGAACAGGTCGTCTTCGACGTGGTAGCCCTGGTTGTACATCTCGATCAACTGCTCGAAGTCCGAGACCTTGTTGAAGCGAATCCGGCGGTTGAAGTACTTGGCGAAGATCGGGTGGATGCCCTCACTGACGCCTGCCAGCTTCGCGACCGTGCCGGTGGGCGCGATCGTCCGCTTCTTCACCGGGACCGGGATCCTCAGCTCATGGGAGAACCGAGACGCCTCAGAATCGACCTCAGCGGCCAGCTCCCGCAAGAAACTGGTGAACCGCTTGTCACCGGGTGCCTTGGAGTACTTCCGGCCTGTGAGGGCCAGATAGGACGCCACTCCGAGATGTCCGACGCCGATGCGTCGGTTCCGGTCCAGCACCTCCCGGCTCTTGGGATCTGCGACCTCCGAGAACGTCGCCCGGATCAGGAACCGCGTCATGAGACGGTGGGCCCGGATCAGGTCGAGGTAGTCGGTCTTCCCGGCGTCGGTGACGAACGCCGCCAGGTTGATGTGGCCGAGGTTGCACGGCTCCCACGGTTCGAGCGTGATCTCACCGCAGGGGTTGGTGCAGACCACCCGGTTGGGCTCCCCGACGTTGGACAGCGAGCTGTCCCACATCCCCGGCTCGCCGTTGCGGACGGCTCCCTCGGACAGGGCACCCATGATCTTCGACGCCAGGCCGTGCAGCGGCCGGCGCTCGTCCTTGAGCTGGTCCCAGAAGTGCTGGTCGACCTCGACCGAGATGTTCGTCGTCCAGTGCTCACCGGAGGTGGCCTTGGCGTTGATGAACTCCTCGACCTGCGGGTCCGCCCAGTACATCATCGACATCCGCGCCGACCGGCGAACACCGCCGGCCACCACGCACGAAGCGATGGCGTGATCGATCGTCATCGCGTCGATCCCGGTCAGCTTCAAATCCACGTTGGCGCTGAGGATCTTGCAGACCTTGATCAGCATCTCCGCGAACGGTTGCGGGCCGCTGGCCTGACCGCCGAACGTCTTGAGCTTCGCCCCGACAGGGCGCACCCGAGACACGTCGTAGACGCGCTGGAAGTGGCTGACCTCGTCCCGGTAGTGGGTGTCGATCAGGTCGGTCAGGGCTGCCGCCCAGCCCTCACGCGAGTCCTCGACCTCGAAGGCACCGACCCAGTCCGGGTCGTACTCGGTCGACAGGATCCCCGCCGCCTCCATCGCCTCGTAGTCCGGGTGGTCCCGGTCGCAGACGATGTGGACGAACAGCTCCTGCTGCACCGGCCCGTAGTGCTCGAGGTAGTGGTTCGAGTAGTTGGCCCCGACTCCCCCGCCCTCCATCAGGCGCATGAACGTGAACTCGAAGTGACCCGAGACCTGCTCGGGCCATCCGGCCACCCAGCAGTTGAAGAGGTGCTGAGCGTTCTTCACGCCCGACGCCCAGAGGTGTCGGCCGGCCGGAAGGAGCTTGAACTCCAACATCATTCGGATGAGTTCGGCTCGCTCATCAGGTAGCTGGTGCCGTACGTCAACGAGTCGTAGGTTGCCATCCACCACTCGCTCGACGGTCTCGGGCCAGGTCTCCTTGGAGCCGTCAGGCTTGGTGCGGGCGTAGGTCCGGTTGTAGACCAGCTCTCCTGTTGGGCCCCACGGGATTTCGATGTCAGTCAACTACTTCCTCTCAGTCAGCTCGTACAACTTGAAGTACGCGTCTGCGGAGTCGCCTCCGCTGAACGAGACGCCGTACTCGCCGCCAGACACGCTCGTCACGACGCCCTTCTTGCCCCGGTACCAGGTCCACGTCCCTCGGGCCGGGTACTTGGTCTCGTCGCGCTCGATGACGACCTTGGTGCCCTTCTTCATCGCAGCCCGTAGCCAGGGGTGAAGCACCCTCCGACGTACTGCTCGAGGTCTTCCTGCGGCCAGTTCTCGAGCCGCATTCGCGGGCCAGGGAACAGCTCTGGGAACACTTCGCCTCGGTACAGCTCGGACCCCGGCATGCCGTTGAAGATGGGGTCCATGATGTTCAGGTCGGTCATGCCGCCCTTCCCTTCAGGAGATCCCGGATCGGCAGCTCGTAGAGGTAGTCGTCACGTACCTCGGGGTGCTCGATCAGCAGGATCGCGATGTCGGCGGTCGGATCGGAGTGGCCTCCGCTCGTCGGCCTGGTCTCCGGGAACACCGAATGCCGGCTGCCCGGACCTTGGGTGACGTTGCCGTCCGCGTCGACACCAGCGGTGATCGCGATGACGTTGACGTGCTCTGTCAGCGCCTTGACCGCTCGCTTGAGCATGGCCTCGGCCGCAGACCCGCGTGGCGGGACTTCGCCGTCGTCGTACCGGAGCCGGATCGACTCGGCCTGGCGCTCGTTCAGGTTCGCCAGCGCCTCCAGCGCCCTCGGCAGGATGTCGACCAGGTAGCGATTGGTCGAGACGCCCAGCAGGGCGTCCTTGACGTTGTCCGACGAGTAGAGCGTCTTGCCGTTGAACATGTCGCCGTCGAGTGACTGGCCCGCGAGGAACTGCAGCGCCGCCTTGTAGACGAGCCGGCGAGCCAGGAACTCATCGGACTCCTGCAGCTTCTTCTGCGTGCCAGGACGTTCGAGGTACCAGACCCACAGATCGTTGACCAGATCATCGATCCCGTCGTCGGACTGCTTCCAGGCGAAGAGCGCCGCCTTCGCGGACTTGCGGAAGATGGCTTCCACTACGGCATCACCTTCTTGAGGTAGTCGTCGCGGTCCAGGCGTCGGTCCAGGCCGCGAGTCACCTCGTCGGCGAAGACCTCGCGGACCTCCTTCGTCGTGATCTGCCGAGACCGTGCGTTCTTGTGCAGGTAAGGCAGCTTGGTGAATGTCAAGTTCAGACCCTCCAGATGTCGCCGTCGACCGCGAAGCGACCGTTTTCGATGGGAACGACCTCGGGCTTGACGTACGGCCCGTCGATCGTCAGAACTCCGAATCCCTGCTGCCAGTTGCCAGTTCCGCCCTTGAGGTAGGACGCAGCCGTCATGTCCATCAGGTTGCCGACCTCCAGGCCGGTGACCGACTTGCCGACGACAGAGCCGAACCCGAAGGACTCGCTGATCACGCCCAGGCGATGGGTGTGGCCCATCACCACCGACTTGTTGAACCGACGAGCGCCGTTGAGCGCCGTCGCCCCGGCGATCCGGGAGATGCTCATCTGGCCACGGTGGCCGTGGGTGGTGACCCAGCCCGGAGCGATCTCGTTGAAGTCCGGGAGCAGCTTGATCCCGAACCCGTCGAAGTCCAGCAGCTTCTCGATGTGGAACGAGTCCTCGAACTCGGCCAGGGCCGGCGCGTACTTGGTGAGGTACTCGCGGGGCCGCAGGTCGTGGTTGCCTTCGTGGACCTCGATGGGCCCCTCGTAGACCTTGCGGAGCGGGCCCAGGAACCGACGCTTGGCCTGCTCGTTGTGCTCGAGCATGACCGGGTAGAACTCCTCGGCCGTGCCCTTGCTCCACCGGGCCGGCGACGGGTAGTCCATCAGGTCACCGATGTGGATGACCCCGTCCGGGTTCCAGTCGCCGATGAAGCGGATGACCGCCCGCAGGGCGCGGGGATCATCGAACGGGATCTGGGTGTCGGGGATGACGACGATGCGCTTCGTCACAGAACCTCCTTGTATGGGCTGAAGCCCTGCTGACTGGTGCGGTCGTAGAACGCGCCATCGGTGTTGTAGTAGCGGCACTTTCCCGCCTCGTTGACGTAGAGCAGGTCACCGTCGACATCGGTCACGGTGACGCCGTTGGGGATGTCGAAGATCGACTTCCACTCGCGGGGCTCCCGGTCGTACCGCAGCTCCTTGGGGAGCTGCATCTTCTCGAGAACACCTGCGTACCCGGCGATGTCGACCACCGTGTCCTGGTGGTAGCCGTTCTCCATGAACCTGGCGATCTTCAGCAGGATCATCATCACGGCCACGTCCTCCGGGGAGAACTCGGTGTCGCGCTTGTAGGCACCCCACAGGGTCGCGATGCGTTCGTGGTTCTCCTTGGCGTCCCCGTAGTCCTGGGCTCGCTGACCGTTGATGATCTCTTCGGCGGTGGTGAGGATGCTCATTCCTCGGGGTCTCCTTCGTGGACGTAGTCGTGGAACATCGGACGGCCCTCTTCATCGAAGAGAGCTAACTGCTCTGGATCCATCAGATCCTTTCCAGCAGAGCGTCTTTGCCCTGCGATGTGACTAGTGAGTTGACATCCTCGCCATCAGGCATCGGGATGATTCGGGCGTTCGGCAGCGTCTTCGCCACCGACCGTGCGAACTCCATGCCGGCGTCGTCGCCGTCGGCCAGGATGTTCACGATGCGATACCCCAGGAACAGCTCCCGGAAGTGCGGCTTCCACTGCTGTGCCCCGGCCAGCCCGACGGCCGGAATCCCGCACAGCTCAGCGGTGATCGTGTCGATCTCGCCTTCGCAGATCGCCATGTCCTTCGAGTACTGGGTCAGGGCGATCGTGTTGTAGAGCCGGTTCTTCTCCCCCGGCATCGACAGGTACTTCGGAGTGCCGCCGTCGAGCCGGCGGTACCTGATGGCCGCTACCGACCAGTTGCGCCAGGGTGACCGGCGCATGTACGGGATCGCCATGCAACCCCGGTACATCTCATGACCAGGGAGTGGGTCGTCCACGTATCCCAGACCGAACGGTCTTACGTGGCTCTCTGGCAGGCCGCGACTCTCCAAATACGCGGCGGCTGGGCTTCCGGGGAGGCTTTCCCGATACCGGGACGTGGCCTCCCACAGATACTTCCGCTGCGATTCGCTGAGCTTCTGCAAATGTCACCTCCTCTTCGTGTCGGATGATCGAGATCACGTCTCCCCTGACTCCACAGGCCAGGCAGTTGAACCCCTGCAGCTCGTAGCTGACTGCGGCAGAGGGCGTTTCGTCCCCGTGGAACGGGCACAGGCACTTGTTCCACTCGAAGTGATCCGGCGGGGGCTCCCAGTCGGGGTAGTAGCGTCGGATCGCCCGAGCGATCGGCGAGTCAGCACTCACAGTCCCGCTCGCAATCTGGCTCACCAGCGCAGGTGCATTGGCAGACCTTGATCAGGCAACTGCAGAGTTCAGAGCAGGACGGCATAGGCGCTGCAGCTCTCCACCCGATTCTTGAACTGCCCCTCGAGGACTCCCTCGATGAACAGGGCCATGTCACCCTCGTCGCGGTCGTCTTCGATGACCGCTTCGACTCTGTATCTCATGTGCTCCTCTTGGTAAATGACAAGGTCAGGACGCGAGCTTGTCGGCCTCGATGGGCGCGATGCGCTCCCCGATGACCTGGACGGCCGGTGGCTTCCTCAGATAGGCGATGGCCCGCTCGAAGAACTCGATGCAGTCCCGCGCCCAGCCGAGGGTGTACTTGTTGCACATCGTGCAGAGCAGACCTCGCACGATCCCGGTCTTGTGGTCGTGGTCCACGGAGAGACGCTTGAACTTGCCGTTCGCACGCTGGCAGATGTAGCAGCGACCGCCCTGGAACTCGTAGATCTCCCAGTACTCGGCCTCTGAAATCCCGTACGTTGCAAGTATTCTCGCCGCCCAAGTTCCTGTACTGCGCTGGCGTTTCTTTGCTCGATGATGCGTAGCACAGCGGGGTCCGGGGTGTGGTGTCTTGCGCTTCGAGGTGATCCCCTCAGCGGCGCAGTCAACGCACTGTTTCGTCTTGGCCGGGGTCTTCCGCTTCGCGGGTGGCACCCTTGACCTCCTTCCGACGTTCCAGAAGGAAGAGGCCCCAGGACAGCATCACCAGCGGCCAGATGATGAACCACAGGACGAAGAACATGCCGTCGAACATCCAATCCATCAGGCCCCCTGGATCCATCGCTGCGGGTAGAGGTCGAGCAGAGCCAGCGTCATCAGGTCAGCCGCCAGCTCCGGGTCGGCCAGCATCCATGAGTGGAAGCCGTCGACTCCGTAGAACGTCGCCTCGGTGAGCTTGGCCGCGCTCAGGCCGGCCTCGTACGGGACGATCTGGTCGTGCAGGCCGTGCAGGACGGCCGTGGGCACGCCGTGGTTCCGCATCGCCTTCAGCAGAGGCACCGTGTCGGCCTTCATCAGGGCGTACGCCGCCCGGACGAACCGCAGACCAGACACCGACTCCCGGAGGTTGGCCAGCAGGCCCAGACGCTCTTTGGGCGTCCGCTCCCGCAGCGCGTTGAGGCCGTCTCCGACAACGTCGGTCAGACCTCCCACGAAGAACTTGACCGCCCGATACGGCACGCTCGGGCCCGGAGTGATCGCGATGCCCTTGTGGTGCTCGGCACCGGCAGCCGCGTCCAGCAGGATCGCGGCAGCGACCCGGTGGGGATTGCGAGCTGCGATCTCGACCACCATCCCGCCGCCCATCGAGTGGCCGGCGAAGATCGCTCGGTGAATGTCAAGTTCGTCCAACGCCGAGAGGGTCACTCGCGTCATGTCCTCGACGGTGTGGCCCCAGGGCAGCGTTCCGCTGTCCCCGTGGTTGGCCGCGTCCAGGCCGATGGCCCGGAACCCCTTGGCAGCCAGCAGGACCAGCAGCTCCTCGTACGCCTGCGGGCTCACCGCTAGGCCGTGCAGGAACACCAGCGGCACTCCCTCACCGACCTCGGTGACGCCGACCCGGAACCCGTCAGCGGTGACGATCGTCTTGCGCTTCACACCAGCCATTCCGGCGGTTCTCCCTTCTCTCCCTTGGGCCCAACGAACCCCTGCGGGCCCTGCGGCCCGCGTAAGGCTCCGGTGAACAGAGCGCCGATGATGACTGCGTCCAGCAGCCAGACGCCGATGGCGATCAGCCACAGCACCATTCAGAGCCACCTCTTCGCGGCGCGGTCGATGTTGGCCTCCGAGACGTTCTGGGCCAGCGGGAAGCGGATGCCCTGACGGGTCACCTTGCGCTCGACCACCTGGTCCTTGCCGTCCGCACCTCGGACGATCTTCTTGAAGGTCGAGGTGACCGGCTTGGTGGCCAGCAGCCCCGAGAGGATCTGCTGGTGGATCGGGTTGGTCCGCTTGGGCATCTGGTTTGGGGTAGCCATCAGGGATTCCTTTCGGGGGGTTAATGTCAAGTGGCAGAGCGTGTTTGGCACGCCCGAGTAGCGGAGTGTCTCCCACCAATCACCGCGTTGGTTACCGGCTCCTCGCCGTGGGAACTCGGGCCTGCACCAGGCTGGGGCTCAGCAGTGGTCGCTGAGCATGTCTCCCGCCCACAGACCGCCGAGGAACGGCAGCAGCGGGCTCGTACCGGACGAGCCGTAGTGGTTGTTGATCGTGGTCGGGCCGGGGCTCGACACACTCGGCTTCGGAGACGAGATGCGCGGTGACGGCGGGCGCGGGATCGACGGCACCCGTGGCGTCGGAGCCAGCGGAGCTTCGACCGACATCAGGGCGATGGGCCCTGCGGCCGAACAGGACTGGGCCGTGCTGTCGCAGGCGCTCAGGCCGAGCGCCGCCGTACCGGCGATGAGGGTGATCGCGAGGGTCTTCTTCACTTGTTGGCCTTCCGGTAGACGAGAGCGGCGATGGAGCCGGTGATGAGGTAGAACACGCCGACGAGGCCGGCCGAGATCCACAGCGGGGCAGTGACCCACACCCACGACCAATCGATCTTGTCGATCAGCTTGAGGACCAGGAATACGACGAACAGGATGACGGGAATTGGCATTGCGCTACTTTCTGTGTTGGGTGAATGTCAAGTCAGTGACCGAAGTCATTGATCTGCATGGTGTCTCCGACGAACTCGAGCGAGGCGAAGTCTTGGCCCGACGCATCTGACTTTCCGCCTCGGTTCTTGACCGTGGAGACATTGAGGTGGTCGGGGCCGAAGCCATCCGACACACGGTTAAGGGTCAGCACCATCTCGGGCACGCGCCCGATCTGACCCTTGATGCCCGACAACGGGATCGGCTTGTCGCCGTCGTTGTACGGGCCGGTGACGTGATGGAGCCCGATCACGCAAGAGCCCGTCTCGCGGGCCATTTCGTGCAGGTAGTCCATCAGCGACTCGAGCCCGCTGAACGGGTCGTCGCCCTCAGTGCTCTCGGTGCGGACGTTGGTGATGTTGTCCACCACGATCAGGGCCGGGAAGTCCTCGTAGAGCGCGTCATACGCCGCCAGGGACTCCTCGATCACGTCGAGCGAGGGTGACGCCTTGTAGTTGAACCGGATCGGCAGAGCGTCCAGCTCTGCTGCCACCGCATCATCGATGCTCTGCTCGCGGACTGCCCGCGTCGACCGTTCGAGCGACCATCCGCTCAGGATGGACACCGATCGCGAGAGCTGCGTGAAGGCGTCCGAGTCCGCACTGAAGTAGAGGGTCGGTACCTTCGACTTCAAGGCGTAGGCCAGCACGAACGCCGACTTGCCCGTGCCGGGGCCAGCACAGACCAGGACGAGCTGTCCTCGTCGGAGCTGGGTGCCCTTCATCTCGAGCGCGTTCCACACCGTGGGGAGCGGATCACCGGCCGAGCCGCGAATGTAGAGCGACTGCCGTGGGGTGTACATGGTCTCCTCTCAGAACGGTGGGCCGTACGTCGCCAGGACGTAGTCGTAGACCGCGTCGGTGAGCGAGGTGAGCGAGCCACCGCCGTGGTGCAGCCAGTGGTTGATCACGCCTCTGATGTCCTCGCGGAGCTGGTCGACGGGGTTCACTTCGCCAGCTTCGGGTCGATCACGGCGTCGTGGACCGGCCGGCCGGCGTTGGCCGCCCGCGTCTCCTCGTCCAAGGCTCGCTGCATCTGCTTCATCAGCCGCGTGCCTCGCAGCTTGAAGAGCTTCATGATGTCGGCTCCCTTGTACCCAGCCCGGTGCATCCGCAGGACCGCCGCCGTCTCATGCGGCGCGGCCGTCGACTTCAGCATCGGGTGGTTGGGATCCCAATTACCTTGCGGCATAGCCAACCCACGCCCCTTCCTTCTCGAGCTTGATCGCGGCCCGTTCCAGGCCCTTGTTGGTCAGACGGCCCTGCGTGGTCCCCGCACCAGAACCGGGGTGGATGTAGATCCGGTTCTCGGCGAAGCCCATCGAGACGGCGTAAGCCTTTGCAGCGGTGCCTTTCTCATCGATCCAGCCCCACGACCGCAGGATGTCGTTGAACGTGAACGGCGGGATGCCGAGCTTCCGGGCGCTGTCGCGCAGCGAGTAGAGCCCCTCGCTGTCGAAGAACTGCTTCGACGCCTCGACGTAGGGCTTGTCGATCGCGATGCGCTCCTCGGCGACCGCCAGAGCCGCTCGCGCCTCCTGGGCGATCTTGGCGACCTCGATCAGCTTCTCGAGCGCGGTGTCCGGGTTGGTCAGGTCCAGCTCGGCCTGCGACCCCGGAGCGATGTACGCGCCCTTCGTCTTGCGGATCGTCGGCAGCACCTCATGGGTGATCCACCGCTTGAACGCCTTCGCCTCGGGCTTGCGGCTCCGCAGGATCAGCGAGTACAGCCCGGACTCGTTGATGACCGAAACCTGCTGGTCCCCGGAGGGGGTGCCTACTACGCACCCCCCTTTCTCGTCGTCATCCAGGTGCTTGGTGGCCTCCTGGGTACGTCCGAGGCCCAAGGCTTCGGCGATGTCCTTGGCGACGAACCACGGCTCGCCGTCGATGGCGATCGTCCGCACCGGGGCGCGGTCTTGGAACTTGAAGATCTCGATGTTGCTCATTGCTTCCTTTCGGTGAATGTCAAGTCCGCTACAGACCAAACTCTTCGTGGTACATCGGGATGAACTCGCTGGCCGGCCGTGGGAGGCCGGCTTCGCAGTCCTTGTCGAACAGCCTGATCAGGTGCTCGATGTAGCCCTGGTGCGAGGGCGGTGCCTCGGCGCAGAGCTGGGTGAGCTTCCGCCGCTGCTTCGCGACGTTCATCTCCATCTGGACGTTCCTCACAGCACGAACCTCTCTCCATCCGGGGTGGCCACCGCGACCTCTCGTCCCGGCACCTTGTGTGCCTCTGCGAAGCGCCACGCGGCCTTCTCGTTGGGGAAGGGCCACCGTGAGGGCTGGGCCAGGTTGTGCCAGTACGGCATCTCCGGGGACGGACCCAGCTCCACGAACGTGCAACCTCGGTCGTCCGTCTCGACCGTCTTGCGGTATTCCTTCATCGGCCTGCCTAACTAAGTACGCGTCTGCGGGTGAATGTCAAGGCGAACTACTGCGAAAAGATCGGGCAGCTGTAACTGACATCACAGAAGTTGCACTTGTCGGGCTCCGGGAGCGCGGGGAACTCCCCGGCCTGGATGTGGGCCTCTACCTCTTGGAACCTCTCGGAGATCTTCTCCCGAGTCCACTCGGTGAGGTCGTAGGGCTCGGTGATGACCGGCTTCTTGCCCTTCTTCCCCGCCATGAAGTAGTCGCCCGTACGCGGCGGCTCGATGCCGAACAGCAGCGAGATCGCCAGCGCGTAGACGCCGAGCTGGAAGTCGTCGCCCGGCTTGTTGCCGGTCTTGTAGTCCCGGACTCGAAGCTCTCCGTTGACCACGACGACGGCGTCGATGTAGCCCCGGACCTTGATGCCGTCCAGCTCGATGTTGAACGACAGCTCGATCGCGGGCGTGCCATCCGGGGTGACCCAGATCTGCTGGCCCTTGGTCGTTCGCCACGCGATGAACTTCTCGACCTGCTCCAGCCCGATGTGGAACCGGCGCTCGATGTCTCGCTCGCCGCTGTAGGGGCCCGACCAGAACCACCAGTCGAAGTTCGGGGTCTCGGCGCACAGCTCGCCGATGTCCTTGGCGTACTCCTCCTTGAAGATCTCCTGGGCCTTCTCGAGGGTCATCTCTCGGCCCTCGGCCAGCGCCTTCTCGTAGACCTCAGCGACGGTGTGGAACGCCGTGCCCTGGGGCAGCCATGCGGCCGGCCGAGCCCACACCTTGTCGATGCGGGCCAGCTTGTAGGCCATCGGGCAGCGGGTGTACTGGTTGATCTGGCTGACGCTTCGCAGCGGCAGCTTCTTGGCTTCCTCGGGAACTACGGTCATGCTGCCGCCAGCACGTAGCCGAGCGCCTCGGCCGTCGCGGCCATGAGCTTCTCGCGGATCTGCAGCCCGTCGAGGGGCCCGCTCGAAAACTCCTCTGCGTGAGTCATCCTGGCGAACAAGAACTCTCCCTTCTCGCCCCACCAGGAGCGATCTTCACGTTCTCCGCTTCCGACGACCTCGAACTTGTTCGCGGAGAGAATCAGGTCGGCCACTGGCCGGTACATCTTGCCGGTGACTTTCACCAGCGGACTGCGATAGGTGATGAGGACGGTCGACGGGGGCAGATGTTCCTGCCCCCGCCACCACACCTCGCACTTCTGGGCGTACAGCCATCCCGGTTCGTTCACCAAGGTCTCGACTGGGGAGGTGATCGCCTCGGGGAAGAAGCGTGCGATACGTGAGAGCGCCACGGTGTTCGTCGTGCCTTTCTGGTGCCGTGAGCCCCAGGTTTTGAGCACACGGCCGAGCTAGTTCGGGTGAATGATGTCCTCAACGTTGGGAGGCCAGGTCCACAGCAGCTCTGCCTGGGCGTTGAGGGTGCCGTCATCGTCGACGACTTCGGGTCTGACGTGCTCGTTGACTCGAATGAGCAGGTCTCCATCCCTCTTCTCGCGGGGGACGAAGCGAAACCCGCCGCCGGCCATGCCGGGTCCGGGCTCGATGCTCGGGTCGAACTCGAGCACCACGTTCTGGTCCCACATGCGCCGCCAGAACGAGATGAGTCTCTTCTTCTTCTCCTCGGAGAAGCCTCGGAAGCTCAACTGGCGCATGTACTCGCCGTGATCACGGAGGCTCTGGAACGCCTTCGATCGGCTGTGCTTGCTGAGGGTCTCGAAGGGCCACAGAGCCTTGGCCTGCTGGCGAGTGTTCAAGCGTCCCCCGTAGGTCTTCACATGCCACTCGACAGCCTGGCGAGTTACGCCGTGCATGTCTCCGATTTGTTGGTAGTTGTACCCCTTCCGTACGTAGTCCTCAATCGCGCTGAGGGTCAGTGGAATCCTCGAGGTCGGTTTGACAATCTCGAGGGTCGTGATTTTGCCGCTCATGTTTCCCTCCATGAGAAAGGTTGGTGTCCCGGTGTATGTCACGGGGACATTTCGGTGCCTGTCAAGTCTATACCTCTCACATCTGCGTCGTCTGGCCGTATTCAGTTGTTGGCTTCCCCGACACCCCATCCCAACCCGCCGGTTTGCGGGAGGGCCCGTGATTAATCTGACGTTTGCGGAATCTAACCGGTGGGTACCGGCCGTAGCAAACAGTGTGAGCACGCTCACATAGACACGATGCTCCCCTCCCCCCGGACCTGCGAAATCCGTTCCTCGATGTCTTCCAGATCGAACGCGGCTTGCTCGTTGGCCGGGTTGGCTTCCAGCCGTTTCACAGCTTCGTCACGGAGATCTGCCAGTTCTTCGAGGTCATCTACGTCGTCAACGAACATTCGTCACAGCTTCCCTTCAGTGTTCAACCCCTGAGCAAATGCTCACCATCAGCGGGTTGGCAGCGATCTTGGTGGATTGGGTTGACAGTGAGCTGACCTGAGTGTTAACGGGTGTCAAGTCGTCAGTCAGCAAACTTCAGCGGAGCCCGACTCTGGTCGACCCGTAGACGAACACACCTTCGAACTCGGAGCCGTCGTTCTCGGAGTGCTGGCTCAGCGCGTCCTCGAAGTCGTCGGCGATGTAGGGCAGCAGCCGACCGTCGATGTCGACCACCACGTAGACGTTCTGGTCCACTTAGCCTGCCTTCGAATCACGCGCTGCATCGCCGTTGGCGTACCAGCTCAGCCAGTTGACCATCTCTCCGATCAGCGCATTCACCTTGCCGATCGGAACCTCGAGGGGGTCTCCCACGTTCCGCGTGGGGTATCCGTAGTCGAGAACTCGGCCGTTCGCAGCCTCGCGCTGGATGCGCTCGGTGCGCTGGATCGCCAGGCCGGCGAGCGTGCCGTCCGGGTTGTCGAGCGGTGACACCTCGTACTTGGTGATCTTGCGGTCCTCGGCCATCACGCCTCCTCTGCGATGATCTGTTCCAGGGTCAGCTCCCCCGCTTCGAGAAGCTCTCCGCGAGTTGCGGTCTGGCCCTCGGGCACCGAGTTCAGGATGTCGGGGTCGATGCCTGCGTCGAGCAGGGCATGTCTTGCGTTCACGGCTTGGTCCTCTCTTCGATGCACTCGGGGTCGTCGCACTGGCAGTGCATGTCTCCGCACTCGTCGCCCTCGGCGTGGCACTCCTCGAAGCCCTCGATGGTGCCGGGGTTCACCCCGATGGCCAGGAGCATGTCGGCCAGCGCCTCGAACTCGATGCAGGTCAGCTTGGTGGAGATGTCGCACAGCAGATGGCCGTCGCCCCACACCTCCTTGAACTGCTCGGTGGCGAGCTGGGGGCTCAGCGGGATGCGCTTCTCGCGGGTCTCGGTCACGATTCCTCCTTGAACAGGCCGGGGTAATTGGTGGCGAAGTGATCCATCAGGGACTCGAACTCTTCGTGCAGCGCCTCGCGATCGTCCGCGCCGAACTCATCGGCGTCGGAGTAGTCACCCGTGCGCTCGGCCTCCTCGTACCTCTCGGAGATCCGCTTCGAGGTCTGGCGCAGCGTCTCCATCGCGGAGCGCAGAGCCTTGAGATCCTCTGCGTTGAAGATGGTTTGGGGTTGCATCACATCTCCTTGACCTTGACGGTGTGGCCCGTCATGACTTCGTGCTGCCTGATCGAGATCCCGAACAGCCGACGCTTGTCGGCCTCGAACTTCGTTGTGCAGCCAGTGCATCGAGCCTTGAACTTCATCAGCAGAACCAGTGCTTCCTGCAGTAGCGGGACTTGCCCTCGTCGTCGTGGTTGTCCTCCCCCGTACGGGGAACCGGGGCGGGGCGCTGCCCCTCGTCAGCGTCCTGCGCGGTGCAGGGCGAGAACTCGCCGTGCTCCAGGTGGAACCTCCGGTCCCCCGCAGGGGTGGTCTTCTGATCCGCTGGGATCTCCGCGAGGTGGGCCCAGCACTGGGCCGATACCTCGGCATGGGCCTCGGCGATGATGGCGGGCGCGTTGCCAACCACCACCGCCGCCGCGAGGCCGGCCAGGATGTAGCGGGCCTTCATCAGGCGATCGACCGCTGCATCGCGGCGCTGCGACCGTCGCGCTGCCCGTGGGCGTAGCCGTTGCTGTCGTAGCGGGCCCGAGACTTGACGTTCCGCACACGCGGGAACACTCGGGCCAGAGCTGCACCAGCCCGTGCCTTGTCGTCGCGGTAGAGCACCAGCGCACCGCCAGCACCCTCGAGCGCCTTGTCTTCCTCAGCGCGGACACGATCACCCACGGACTGGGCGAAGCCCGCGATCCACGCACGGCGGTATGCCTTGGTCTCGCCAGCGGTGGCCTTGCGGTACCCGGTGGTCACGAACTCGCGGAGTTCGTAGTCGAAGCGACGAACCGGGATCGCGTCGGGCCGAACCTTGTCGACCAGCCGCAGCATCTGCGGGCGCAGGATCTCCCACAGGAACTTGGCGCGGTCGATGTGGCGCTCCATGCCGAACACGTAGACCCGCTGAGCCTTGCCCAGCGTCGTGTAGACCGTCTTGCAGTGCAGCGCACGGGCGATGCCGTGGAGCAGCAAGGCTTGCTGAGCGACGTACTTGCCCGCGATGTCCACGGTCCACTGGATCGCGTCGGGCATCTCGGTCATGTCCAGACCGGCCTTGGTCGCCTCGACCTCGGCCTGCTCGATGCCGTACTTGGCCATCAGCTCGAAGGCTTTCGCCTGGAACACACCTTCCTCGGGCGTGCCCGCCACGTCCTCGGCCTGGCGCAGCAGCTTGGCGACCTTGTCCTGCATCTTCTGCTTCTTGGTGTCCGACATCACGATTCCCTCTTCCAGTTCGATCGGTTGCCCTTGCCGGGGCGCTTCATCTCTCGCTTGCGGTTACGGTGCGGCTGAGCCGCATTCGAGCGGCGCAGCTCCAGTCGAGCCTTGAGCTGTTCGCTCACCTTGCGTTTCACCTCTCGATTCGGAAGCTCTGCTCACCGAGCGAGAGCCACGCGGTGCCGTCGCGATCACGCCACACACCGATCTGTCCGGGCTGGTCTGAGCAGTCCTCTTCAGCGCAGACGGGGAAGTCGAGCATCACTCGGTCCACCTCGACCGTCGTGGTCTCGACCGGCTCTGCCGACGCGTCGTAGGGGTCGGCGAGCGCCATAGCTCCCAGCGCGGCTGTGAAGACCGCGATGGTTCCCAGGGCCTGCATCAGGCGTTTCTTCACTCTTCTTCCCTCCAAAGCTGGTCTGCGAGTAGGTCGTTGGCGATGTCGATGGGTTCGCGCTCGCTCATCCGCAGTCCCACTCCCGGTGGCCGGTGTAGCGGATGTCGGTACAGCCCGCGTTGGGCATCCCGAAGTCTCCGAGCGGGCCGTAGACGAACTCTTCTTCGGGCTCGTCGCCGTTCCAGAAGAGCGTGCCGGTGTAGTACAGCTCACCGTCGTCGTCGTACATGCGGAACTGGTTGTGCCGCTGGTAGTTCCGCGTCAGCTCGGCCTTGGGGTCGTCGGAGCCTTCCGAGAGGTTCGCGTCGTGCGGGCCGATGACTCCTGCTTCGTCCCCGCAGATGCCTCCGGGTTCGTAGAGGTGGTCCTTGTCGATGATCCAGGCGTAATTGGACATGTCTTCCTCTCTGGTGAATGTCAAGCGACGTACACGTTGCGGCCGGACAGGACCGCCACGTCGGAGCCTTGGAACGGTGAGAGGTCGTCGGTGTGGACGAACGTCTCGAACTTGCGGGGGTTGTAGGTGACCTGCCGGGTGGTCGCGTCGATGGTCACGGAGTCTCCGGTGACCCACTCGCCCACGATGCCGGCGTGGACGTTCTTCTTGCCTTCACGCAGCACGCGCTGTCGGCCAGCCTCCGATACCTTGCCGGTCACGTTGCGGAGCACCAGCGGGCCGTTGGTGCGGTAGACCACGCGGCCCTTGTTCGGGCCGGTGAGCGCCTTGACGCTCCACTTGCCTCGGTGCAGATTCCAGTAGACGAAGACCCTCATTCTTCCTCGGTCCCTTCACAGTTCACACAGATGTCGTCTTGGTCGAAGCTGCGGCCGTCGCCCAGCGTCATGCACACGCGGCACTGGTAGCTCACAGCGCGTCGATGCCTTCGGCGATGATGTCCCGGACCACGCGGGCCGGTGACTCGCCATCCTCGAAGCTGTCCCGGTAGCACCGGTCAGCGATGTCTCGGGACGTGACACCCCACGCCTTGGTGAGCAGCGCGTCAACGTGCTTCATCCACACCTCGAAGCTCACGCGGCGACCTCCGGGGAGTAGCCGACGTACCACTCGCCAACGACCTTGTCGCCCTTGACGATGTCTCCCAGGCCGTTCGAGACCAGGTGCTTGATCTCGCAGCCGTGGCGCTCGGCGGTGGCTTCCAGGTGATCGATGACCATCTGGAGTGCGCTGCCCATCACTCGGGCGGTATCTCCGTTGGCGTGGTTGACGCAGGTCAGGATGTACATCAGGCAGCCTTCCCTTCGAATCTGGTGGCGACCCGGTCGTCGCTCTGCTGAACGCGCTTGGTGGGCACGGTGTTGCCTCGGTAATCGGTGTCGACCCACACGTCGAACCACAGGACGTAGCGGTTCTCCATCGCGTGCCACTCGAAGCAAGCGGCACTCAGGTCGACGGTGCCGCGGTCGAGGTTGTTGGTGAACACGCGCATGCCTTGTCCGATCGGCTTGCCGTCTGCGGTCTTGGCCGCGAACCGGTGCAGCTCGGGGTCGAAGGCTTTGCGGTACTGGCCATTTGGTGGTTCGTACATCAGTAGTCTCCTGCGTACTGGGCCTCGAAGCCTTCGAGGTCACCGATCTCGTCGTCGTAGTTGGACGCGTTGCCGCGCCAGTCGTCGCGGAGCCTCTGGCCACCCGCGTTGTAGCAGGCACCACACTTGCTGCAGTCCACGTCGGACTGGCCGCGATACCGGCGGATCTCGTCGCCACACCTCTCGCAGTCCCAGGCGCTGTAGCCGGGGATGATGAACCCTTCGTCGTCGCGCCCGTCTTCGACGCGGCGGTAGTTGTTGGCCATGACTCGCCTCACTTCTTGGTCGAGCTGAACAGGACAGACTTGCGGCCCTTGACGCACAGGCCACACCGGGCGCAGGCCGATCCCTTGTCAGAGATCAGGGCGATGGCACCGTTGTTCTCCGGGCACCGGACAGCGTCCGGGAACTCGGCCTTGCCTTCGGCGAACGTGCGATCGACGTAGGCGATGTTGATCCCCTGAGCTGCCAGGAATCGCGCGGCGGTGACGTTGTCTCGGTCCCCGCTGAAGTACAGGCTCAGGTTCGACAGCTTCTGGGCGTGCAGGAACATGGCCGCAGAGCTGACGCGGGTGTAGGCCCAAAACTGGACATCCGGGAAGTCTCGGATCACGCGGGCCCACGCGGCGACGTACGTGCCGCTGAAGAAGTCTCCGTCCCAGTGGATACGGAAGATCTTCTCCGCACCGCGCTTGTCCGATTCCTTGACGAACTCAGCGACCATCTCGGTCAGCAGAATCGTGGTGGATGTCAAGTCAGCGTCACGCAAAAGCTCCCAGTTGTGCAGCAGGACCGCGCTGACGCCTTTGTAGACCTTCTCCAGCTTGCCGGCGTAGCAGATCTCGGAGCAGAACGCGGTTGCGTCCGGGCAGGAGAAGCCTTTGCCACTGGGCAGACCGATGCTGTTGGCGATCATGGCCGTGGTGCCTTTGGTGTTGACCGCGTTGGTGACCTTGCGATCCTTCGAACGCTTGAGTGATGCCATGATGGCTAGTCCTCTCGGGTGAATGTCAAGTCAGCGGACGCGGACGTACCCGGTGCCTCGGGCCACGTAGATCTTGCCGTCGATGTAGACGCGCTGTTGCTTGTTCATCGTGCATTCCTCTCGGGTAAATGTCAAGTCTCAGGCCCAGCGACGGGTGGTCGGCCGGGGGCGACGAACACGGGCCGTGGTGACCGGTGCCTTGCGGATCATGGTGCCTACGGTCATCGCTTCGAACTCAGCCTCAGCAGCGCGAACCGCGCCGCCGTCGACCATCGTGGTCTCTTCGATCTTGCGGTCGAAGTCAGTCCAGCCCTTCAGACCTTTGTCCAGCTCACGGGCCAGAACGGTGACCGGAGCCATGTCCGGGGCGATGAACGGTGTCTTGCAGGACTCGCGGGCGGTGACTCGCACCTCGCGGTGCTCAGCGAACATGGGCATGATGGTCCTCTCGGGTCAAAGCTCAGGTACATGTCAAGTGGGTAGCAGGGAATCGAACCCCGTAGCCGTGATGCCGCGATCGCTTGCACGATCCGCCAGGCCATAGCTCAGGTGTCATTCCACACCGCCAGAGCTACCCGGTAGTTTGTGTTCTCCCCGTGGTTCAGGCGCTATCTATCGGAAGCTAGCCACAGGTCTACATTTAGTTATCCGCAGGACTCGCACTTTATCGGCAGCGAGCCATTATTTCCGCCGCACCTGCGATGCTCACACCATCGCGGGTGTTGGTTCGGGCTGCGGCCCTCCCCGGTCTTGCGTGATTCTCACTCTACCGGCTGTCCGGGTGAATGTCAAGCGGGCCGTTTAGGTATTCGCATCGATGCCCTCGTTAGCGCCGCTGGCTTAAGGCGCTACCCGCTAGATTCTCACCGGTCTTGCTGGTGTGATTCTCACTCTACTTGACGTTCTGGTGAATGTCAAGTCCCCGTAGGTGGGGAATCCCCCATCGGATCTTCCCCGATGGACCGGCGACTTGCGCCTATCGCGTTCTCGCTGCGATGACACAAGTATGCACTACCGCCGGGTGCATGTCAAGGCGGAATAGGAAATTGCCCTCTACCTGCAGCTATGGGGCCGCTAGTGGGCCCGTAGTGGGCCCGTGCGCTGGTCACCCGCTGGTCACCGCCGGATCCGTGGGCCCGTGGGGATCCGCGCATAGGCTGCTCACTCCGTGCTCGGTATGGGCCCGTGGGTCTCGCGTGCGTGCTCGCGTGCGTGGGCGTGCCCGCGTGCTCGCGTGGGCCCGCATGGGTGCTCGCATAGGGGTATCTGCGCTGGTCAAAGCCTAATCCCCTTATCGCCCATAGGCTGCTCACTATCGCATCGGTACATGCGTATGCACTGGTCAACACACACATGCCCTAGTGCTGTGACCTGCACAGATGCACACACATGCACTTGTGTGTGTAGTTAGCTGTGTGTTGTGGCCGGCTATTGCGTATGCGCTGGTCAGAGAAGAATCGCATGGGTTAGTGGATCTTGTTCTGTTTGCTGTGCCCTTGCCCTCGAGCATGTATGGCGTGCGGTTGCACGCTCGAGTATGTGCGTTTGCCCAGGTCAGAGCCCGTTTGTGACCCCCACGGGGGTACCCCCTAGGGGTACCTTCCTGACCGGTCGGTTA